ACGCAGCAATATATACTCTCTGGCATTTGGAGTCAGTCTCCTTAAATAGTCCACAGTCAAGTCTTCTTCACCCGGAAGTCGCGGGTCTTCATCATCCGGACGGTTTTGTAAACTATGTATGATATCTTGATTACTTATAATTTGTTGAATATCCTCAGGATATTCATCAAAACGCGGTTCGTTAGGACTCATATATTATGTTTGTATTTTATTTTTTTTCTGGTGCAAGATAACATTCACACATACCTTGATTATAATAACCAAGACATCGTTGTTGGCCAGTTTCAGCGGAACAAATAGTATTACAATCACTCTCCTTATCACTTTTAAACGAACCGGAACCACACGGTGGACCCGGTTCGTTTAAACCCTTCCTTCTTACCAGTTACCATCACAAAAAACAAAATGAATAGCAGGACACCCCCAATTAACAACGCTAAATGACTCATTTTCTTTGCCATGCTTGCTATACTATAGCGCAAGAAAATATTTTTCTATTCGGCGACATCTATTTCATCGATTTCCACCACCTCATCTTTACTATACCGGTCTAGATATCTATAAAATCGGTTGATATCTAGTTTTGTAATCTCGCAGTTTTCAAACAAGGCCGCATTTTCCGCGTCAGTGTTTCCGGAAGACTTGATTTTCGTAAAAAACGCCAACAAATCTTTTCGGTCCATTCCCAACTGCTGACACAACGACTGAATAAACAGCGAATTATTGTACTCCGTAGAATACTTGGTCAAGACCTTTGTAAACCTCACCTCCACCGGGTTAAACCGCGGTTTCTTTTTGAAAGTGTCATGATACAACTTGTTATTTTGAAATGTCTTGATGAGAGAACTCATCTCGTTAAATTGCCAAATTTGTTTTTGAAAAGTAATACGGTCAATGTAGTCGGCAAAACACATATTGTTCAACTGTTTCAAATAAAACGGTATTGAAACACTTTTGTCTAGCTTACCTAAAACATCAACGATATTTTCATGCCACAACAACCCTACAATGGTTCGGTCGGTCTCATTCATAATGGACAAATGGTCCTCCAACCGGTAAGGTTGATTGATTAATTTCTGGGTAATGACTTTTGTATCATCATTGTATGATTTCACTTGCAAAATGTGCTGTATCAAATCCTTATTCAAAATACACTCTTTTTTCCCGTAAATACGAACAATTGTTTTCAATTTGCGCAAATCACTATGCACGAAATTCAAAATGTTTTCAACCTGCATTGTATCAAGGGATGGCACCAGTTTATGAATCATTTCGGTCATTTGCAGCATTGTCGGTATTTTCAATTCAAATGTATTGCAGACCTTCATAAGTTCTTTAATTTTCTTGTCCATGTGATAATTCCCGATACACACAATGGGAATAAAGGTCGCGTCTTCGGTCTTTTGTTTTTTGGTTTTTTTCGGCCGTATTAATTTAATGAGCGCATTGATACCTCCCTTGTCGCCATTGTTCATTCCATCAATCTCGTCCATGACAATTGCGATTTTTTTGATTTTCTTATGAAACATGCTCATTATATTTTTGTCGGACATGTTGTGTTTTGTGATGGTGTCGATAATAGACTTGTTTCGAATATCTCCCGCGTCATATCGTATGACATCATAGTTCATTTCATTCAAAATATTCATGACAAAAGTCGTTTTACCTGTTCCCGGCTCGCCATAGACATAGATTCCCTTTTTGAACAAAGGGTCATCTTTGTTTTTTTCAAATTCTGTTAGAATCGTCTTTATTTGAGAAACGTCTTTTTCTCTCATCAATAGTTTATTTATATTCAAGTTCTCCATCTTATACTTGTAGTAATGTTCTTTTTATGTTGGTTTTTACTCAAACCTGTTTCGGTTAATTTCGCGCGAATCAATTCTCGGCATTTAGGAGATTCACTGTCTACACACAACCCAAGTAAAAAATAGATGTAGTTCGAGTAAATGGTGCTTTTATAGTGATATTTTTTAAAGGAAAGCCATTTGTTGAAGTTTTCTCTCAAAAGAAAAGAAAAGACGAAATCGTTGTCCCGTCGAACCATATCACGAATATAATTTTCATAATCTTCGCGCCGTATCAGGTCTTTTATTGAAGGATGGTATTTAGAGTAATTTTCTTTTGTCATCCACAGCTTCACATCAATTGGCACAAACTCGAGTATGTATTTAAGAATGTCTGATGGTAATTTTCCAAAGACTAGCATAATATAGTTATGGCAGAAGAAAACTTTTACAAAATAGTTCTCTTCGGCTTCTAATTCGTCTTATTATACTGTATTCCCAGAAGGGTCACAAGGGTTCGTAACTCCAGAAGTAATACCGTCCCATGTCAGTCCACACCCGGTAGCCCAAGTGTATTTCTGGCATAAAGCGTCGGTACCGTTGTAGGGAGACACGGTAAAATCCATGACTCGGTTGTTTTGGCATGTGCCTAAATTCTTGGTATTGACGCATTTTGCGCCGTTTCCAGACATGTCGACCCAGTAGTCAGGACAGTCTCCAACCAAAGGAGGCCATGTTTGGGTAGATTTTTTGGTCATCATGAACCAAGCAAACAATATAAATAAAATGTAAATGACAACCGCCACGATTATTGTAGTTGTTTGAAAATTGGCCATTTATAGTAGTTGGATATAATTTTTTCTGTTCAGGTATTATATATGAATTCTTCTCAAAATACAAATTACCGAAAAACCTCTAATGGAAGAGTCGATATTTGTGGCCCTAAAACAACGGATTTATTTCAAATGTACGACAAAATACCAGTGAACCAATGTGCCACTTTTAGGAATCCTACTGAGGGTTTGTGGGACAATAGTGATTTGTCAAATACTTTTTTCTCGGAGGGAAATATCCGCATTATCCAAAACGGTATTCGCGCAGAAGTTTACCGAAAATCGAATGGTCAATATGTGATTTCCGATCAAGATGGCGATACCTTGAAAATCATCATGAGAAGTATTTTTTTGCAACACGCCGCAAATCAAGCGACCAACATCAGGAATCAAGTAGAAGAATTAAACAAGATTGTTTTGGATTACTGTGTTCCTCAAGTATACAACGAGGCCATCGGCTATTATAAATACTTGTCAGACGCCTCTAACATGTACACACTGATTGACCCACCAGTTCTCAGTGCAAACAATGACAAACAGCTCGAGTTAAGACCATGGTTCTAAGAGACCGCATGGCATCTCTTTTCACAAAAAAAACGATGAACACCGGTCCACTCTGCTAGGATATGGGTGAACGCGCCCATCAAAAACACCGTTAAGAAAGTATGCCGTTGAACGAGGCACGAGAGAAAAACGAACCATATTCCTTCCCCTAAACTTTCCAAAAAAAGATATTTCTTCGAGGCGACCGATTTCTCCCGACGACACAAAGAACAATACTTGTCATGGATACCACTATAAAAACCGATGAAATGTTTGGTGAATCCTAAGAGGAAAAACAAAATCAGGGAATTTGGAATGAATGACGAGAGAAAAAGCCATATCGAAGCACAATAAACCCCGACAAATAAGGATTCGAAAATATAATTCAAATTCATTCTTCTTTGAATTATATGATTATAATAAAGCTTGTAAAAAAAAGTTATATCAAAAGATATATCTTTTTTGTTATTTGTGTTGTTTGTTTTGTTTGTTTTGTTTGTTTTGTTTGTTTTGTTTGTTTTGTTTGTTTGTCTTTTTCGTCGGGGTAAAGTTCTACACTCTATTTCTTGACCACCAATTTTGTTTTCTTTGGTTCTACTACACGATTTCCAGTTTGACTACGAATTCGGTCTTCTTTGTATTTTCCATATTCTAACTGAAGAGCGTTCAATTCGTCCTCCCACATCTTCTGGATTGTCTTGGTTTTTACCGCCTCTAATTCAATCATCTTGTTCTTGTGCTCCTTCTCCAATTGCAACACATTTTCTTCAGTTACCGAGTCCATCGGTAGTTTCACAAGATACTTGAAGTCCGCGTCATCGTCCAATACCGCAAAACCTTTGGCCGACAACATCTGCGAGACCTGTTCTTTGGTCTTTTTACGCAAGTCAACTGTGCCTTCCAATACATCTTTGATGTATCTGGATTTGTTGGACAAGACCATCAGTTGTTTTGACAACGCACTAACCAAATATTCTTTTCGCTCTTGATACAACTTCAAACGAGTCTCAAAATAATCATCAATGATTTCACACACATTATCGTATTTCTTCAATTTATCTTGAGCGTCGAACAAGTGCATATTACTTGTGCTGGAACTAGTGTAGAGTTTGAACAACTTTTCAATTCCATTACAACCGTTTTCTTGAACTTGACTTTCCAACTCTTCTATTTTTCCTTTTACAAGCGTGATGACGAAATCAACGGTTGTGTCACGACTCATGTCATCATAATCTTTGACAATTGATGCGACCTTTTTGCCGTTCTTGTCAACCGGAGGGTCAATCAACAGTTCCAAGTATTCCTTGAAATCATCGGTCCAGGTTCCAATCGGCAACTCGGTAATGCGAATTTTGTCCACCCCGGCCTTTTCATACTTGCCCTTGATGAGAAACTTTCCCTCTGTCACTTTCGAAATGGTTCCAGTGAATCCTTCATAATAAGGAACAAATTCGATGTCTTGTTGTAGACCATGTAGTTTGTTTTTCAAATAGGCGATAATATCAACCGGATTGTAGCAAAGAATTTCGGTGCTGAAACCAGTGCCGATACCTTTCGAACCATTCACCAATACCATCGGGATTATCGGAGCATAGAACAGTGGTTCGACCAACAGTCCATCGTCATTCAGATAATTCAATATTTTATCGTCGGAATCTGGGAAGATGGCCCTGGTGATTTTACTCAAATGCGTAAAGATGTATCTTTCAGATGCCGAATCTTTACCACCCGAGAGTCTCGACCCAAATTGACCTTTTGGTTCAAGTAGGTTGATATTGTTTGAACCGATGAAATTTTGCGCCATTCCGACAATTGCGGCATTCAACGAGGCCTCGCCGTGATGATATCCGGAATGTTCAGATACATACCCCGAGAATTGCGCCACCTTGATTTCACTTGTGAGATTCTTCTTGAATGCCGAATACAAAATCTTTCTCAAACTGATTTTGAGTCCATCCATCAAATTTGGAATACTACGATCACAGTCATATTTTGAGAAGTGAATCAACTCTTTATTGATGAACTCTTCATACTTTACCATTTCCTGAGCAGTATCCAAATAAGAATCGCGTTTGTAATCCGTCAACCATTCTTTTCGATCGTCTGCTCGCTTTTTGTTGAATACCTTGTCGATGGCGTCATCACTTTCTTTTCCATTGTACTCAAAACCGACCATTTTTTTCTTTTCGAAATATTCACGAAATTCTTTTCCAGTGCTGGTTCCTAATCCCTTGTAATATTTAATATTCCAACCTTTGATGTCGGAACCACACTCTTTTTTCCAGGTCTCGTATTCACCTTCATTGTAAAAGACGAGTTCTTTCGTGCCTTTTCTCGCCTTCAAAATAGGGGTGTTCATGAAACCGATGAATCCGGGAATTTGCGCCAATGATGGCCATTCACTTTGGAACAAGTTGATTCCAAGACCCTTGATGTGGTGTCCATCTAAATCCTGGTCCGTCATAATTAATACTTTTCCATAACGAAGCGATTTGGCAACATCTTCAGCGTTTTTGTATACTTTGTTGGTCTCGAGTCCAAGAATTTTCTTGATTTCCGCGATTTCCTTGTTTTCACTGATTTTCTTGGTTGCTTCGCCGCGAACATTGAGAATCTTTCCCTTCATTGGATAGACGCCAATGGTATTTCGGTCTTCCGAAGACAAACCAGAAACTATACCAGCCTTGGCCGAATCACCCTCACAAAAGATAATGCTACACAATTTGGACTTGTCGGTTCCGGCCCAATTGGCGTCAATCAATTTTGGAATACCGCGAATATTCTTGGTTTTTGAGCCGTCAGTTTTTTTCGCGGCCTTGTTTTCCTTGACTTCGGTCAATGCACACGCCGCATCCATGACTCCCATCTTTGCAATCTTTTCGATGAATTTGTCGGAAACAACACAAGATGAACCAAACTTCGAAGATGGCGTGTTCATGAAATCTTTCGTCTGACTGTCAAACGCCGGGTTTTCGATATCACAACGAATGAACAATATCAACTGCTCCTTGATGGAATTGCCATTGACGACGACCTTCTTTTTCTTTTCAATGTAGGCAACAAGTTTTTTGGTGATTTGTGTTAGAATATATTCGACATGTTTACCACCTTTTGCAGTATGAATGCCATTGACAAAGGAGACTTGAATAAATTCGTGATTCGGCGATAATGCTGCGGCATATTCCCATCGAGCGTCTGACTCTTCATAAACTCTAGGAGAAGTGTCCTTGTCTCCAATATACAAATCGATATATTGCTGAAAGTTACGAATAGGAATCGCTGCCGAATTGTATTTTACTTTGAGGGCCTTGTCGGTGACGGCCGCAATATCGTAAACACGCTTCTTCAAAAGTGCAATCATGTCGCTATTTAAACCGGTAATTCCAAGACGAGCATAATCCGGCTTGAATGTAATTTTTGTGTATGGTTTAGCCTTTGTGCATTTTGTGATTTTTGGTTTTTCTATGGTGTCTAGATTGTTTTTGAATTCTTGATAATACTTCAACCCGCGAACATGGTCGACTGTTTCAACGGAACCAAAGGTTGACCAAATCAATACTAATTTGAATCCAAAACCATTTTTACCACCTACTATTTTTTTTTCGGTTTTATCGTAATTGGTAGATGTTCTCAAGTGACCGAAAATCAACTCGGGAATCCAGATTTTGTATTCGGGGTGTTCAGCCACATCGATACCATTGCCGTCATTGGTCATGATAATTGTACCGTCGTCTTGAATGGAAATGTCAATGTAGGATACAGGTGTAGCATTTTCCACTTTGGTATTGACGGCTTGTTGCATGCGAATGACATGGTCTCTGCAGTTGACGATTCCTTCATCAAATAATTTGAAGAGAGCCGGAATATAATTGATGTTTTTTTCTACGATTTTTTCACCCGTTTCATTTAAAATCCACAAGTCAGCGTCAACTTTCTCAACCGAACCAATATAGGTATCTGGGTTGTCGAGTATGTGTTGCTTGTCGGTTTTTTGTTGATACTTATGGGCAAGTTCGGTTTCGTTCATGTTTTCTATTGTGATTAACGATTTGACTTTACATTGATTTCAATTTTTATTCTTTTGTTTTTATTGTAGGTATATTTTATAACATGCCCCAAAAATGGTTTACCCCAGGATTAAAAACACCAAATGTAGTTTACTTGTACAGTTTACGGAAACAATGTCCCAACATCTGTCCTCAAATCAATAGTTATAACAAAAATATTCCTAGTGCGGGAGATGTGGACTCCACCCTAACTCAATCACAAAGAGCCGCCACATTGATTGTCAGTTATCCAGGAGGAAAAACACAGTTTGGAAACTCTCTCGTAAACTACCGGGCAACCACCTTTTTAGGAAAAACAGAGGGACAGCCAGGAGGAATAAATGGTCCATTAAGGAACAAATTCTAGTTTTCCACTTGTCGAGAGAATTTTCCCTTTGGGAAAAATTTTTTTGTCAAGTAATTATATAATGACTCGTTATACAAAAACCGCACACGGAAAATATAGTATTCACGGTAAACACTTTGAAACTCTTTGTGGTTCAAGAGCACAAGTTTTCCATGGAACCGCATACAAAACCAGTGGCGGACTCACCAAAGAACAACTTATCCAAAACAAAAATGGACGTATTGTATCCAAGAAGAAGCACACAACCGCAAAGAAAGAGAAGCGTTTAGTAAAGGCTGGGTTTGGAACCAAAAAGGGAAAATTTGGTTTCGTAAAAATTGGCTCAAAATCCAGAAAAAACCGCAAATAAATTATAGGACTTGATTGAATGATGATTTTTCTCTCAAAAATCATTATTATACCCACTAAACAGGATTTCATCCCTCCATCAACCAGGTAGTCGAGAGAAAAGAGTCATACTCGACAAAATTATACAAACTATACAATAAATATTTTTCAAAAAACCGTTTACTAACAATCCATTTCTTATCGCTTGTATTTGCATAATCACAATAGAAATCATAGACTTTATCAAATGAAATGAGAGAAATGACGAATTCGGTAGATTCATCGGGTTTGTTATTTTTTTTGAATTCGTCCAGACTCTCTTGAATGTCTTGAACCTTGTCCCAAAAAGAACACGACATGTTCATAATGTATTTGTTTTCAATAATCTCAACATTTGGGTAAAAATGTGTTAGAATCATAACCACATCAGACTCAATGATTGCCCCTTTGGAGAGACAAGTTTCCGGGTTTTGTTGGACCCAAGTCTTGAACAAACTACATATTTCATCATTTTCCATTTCATAGTCAAAATCCTCAAACTCAAAACTCGTCGTCATCATCGTTTTCTCCCAAAATTGAATGAAATCGCCCACCGAAGGTAAATATTTACTGGTGCAATTCAAAAAGGTTTCACTTTCTTCATCATACAAGAATCGTTCTTTTAGCAATGTTTTCAACTGATTCGAATAAATCATGTTTGGAAACGAAAACTGTGATATATAGTGTTTCCAAATGAAATGCATATTCTTCCAGTTCATCGAAAATTTAGAAAATACCGTTTTAGGGTCATTCAACGACGGTGTATCAACCTTTTCAATAGAATAGCTACAGAATTGGTTGACAATCTCTTCCTGAGTGTTCAACTTCAAGTAAAGAACATATTTTTTCAATTCTTCGCCGCAGTGTTTTACTAGTAATGTATCCGAATCACTAAATCGAGTGGAATAATGCGCTGCTACACAGAGTATATCTAGACCTATCTTTTTCAAAATGTCCTTCCATACATCGAGGGAAACATTGTCAACATTCATGTTCAACAAACGGCATTTTTGGTACTGATAATTTTCATGGTATTTGGTCATGAAATTCTGTGTAATATTGGTGAGACCCGTCGTGATGTAGGAAATGTTTTCTATTTCTGAGAGAATCTTTCTAGTTTTCGGGTTGATCAAGAAAATAAGGTCTGGGTTTTTTTTCAAGATATTATCTCCCAAAATAGTCAAAAAATATTTTACATGGTGTTTTGTCTCGAATAACATGGGAGATAATGTTTTTATCACATGTTGTATTGTTTCGCTATCTGGAATGGATTTAAACAAATGTCTCTCTTTGATTTGTTTTAGGATATTCAAATTCGTCTTGTATTTCCATTGAGAGAGTGTTTTGTCTTTGGAGATTTCAATCAGCAATTTGCACTGGATTTCATCTTCCTTGGCGGAAGTATAATTTTTCCCATTGTAAAAATAATAACAGTTATTGCTGGATAAATAGTAATAACGATTTTTGCTCAAAAAAACCTGAATAAATATTTTTTGTTCATTCGAAAGCAAAATTTGTCGTTCGATTCGTTTTTCATAGTTTTTGAATTCAGTTTCCAAGGAAGTTGGAAGTATATTTTGTAAATGATACTTTAAGCGCTGAAACATGTATGGGTGATTCTCGTATTTTGAATATAATGATTGAATTAATTCTTTCGACTCTTCGAGACTCATTTAGGTAATGTTTTGAAAAAGTGTTTATATCAGTATTTGAATAAAAACTCAATTTCCCAATAAAATAAAATATTATATGCAGATACTTCATGACAAGGGTCCCATTGAGATATGTTCCGAAAAATTTGACTAGAAAAGATGAGCAAAAGCAGAAACAAATGTTGGCCAAATCTAGAAAACAATACAAGAAGGGTCACTATTTTACCAGAAAGAAAGTGTCCTCTTTTCATTCAAAACCTTCCGGACATGTAGCAAATGCCAAGAAACTTTATGGTGTTGAATCAATTGACGCGACAAATGAATTGGCACGAAAAACAGGTTGTTCCAAAGCGACTTTGCAGAGAATCATTTCGAAAGGGGAAGGCGCTTATTTTTCATCGGGTTCCAGACCGAACCAGACTGGACCATCTTGGGGAAAAGCACGCCTGGCAAGTGCCATTACTTCCGGTAAAGCCGCCGCGGTAGACTATGCAATTTTAGAGAAAGGGTGTCGCCCAAATAGTAAAGCGCTCAAATTAGCAAAAACCGCCAAGCGAAAATATGGTTATGGAAAACACGGCGTGCCAAAAGTTTCATTATAGACACGGATAGGTTTCAGAATTTGTCAATGTAAAATATCAAATGGCGTATAATTATATGGTTGATACAATAATCTCCTAACATTGGCTAATGTAATGTTTGGATATATCTTTGAAAAGTTATTTATCTCTTGAAGATAAGATTGGTAAAAATTATGATAGTCTGTTTCGGACCACCATAGTTCATCTGTTAAAAAACGGTATTCAAACCTACACGGTATAAGGCGTACGCCAACTAATGAGTAAAATGATACTTTCTTTTGTTTTTTTTGGTGGACGGTTCTCTCGCATGAAAAAAACATGTAGATTAATTATTTCTTTTTACTTGAGACATAATTACTTTCTAAGTCAAAAATCGTGATTACTATACACTTTTGGATAAAAGACTGCGTTAAAATTATATTTTTGGCTGGATTACTATTTAAAGATTCCACCAAAAAAGAGTATATATAGTAAAATGTCTTCCAAACCAATTTCGTCCCCGACAGACAATAATGTTTTGACGATAAAAACGGTTCAAATTGCGCCGTTTCGAACACTTATGACGGCGTTGAAAGATATTTTGTTGGAAACAAACATTACTTTTCAACCCGACGGTATTCGTATTATCAATATGGACAAATCGCACACTATTTTAGCGCATTTACACTTGGCAGCCCAAAACTTCGAATTCTACGAGTGCAAAAAGGAGAAGATTATTATTGGCGTCAATATGTTTCATTTGTTCAAGTTAATCAACTCGATTGACAATGATGATACCTTAACTATTTATATTGAAAAATCAGATTACAATGATGGAATTGTTTCGCATTTAGCATTGAAATTCGAAAACGGAGAAATCAAGCAATGCAAGACACAAAAATTACGACTCATTGAGCCGGAACAAGAAGAGTTAGAATATCCGGATGTGAAATTTTCATCGGTCATCAATTTACCTTCTGCTGATTTTCAAAAAATCATTCGTGATTTATCATGCATTTCTGACAAACTAGAAATCAAATCGGTCGGCAGTGAGCTTATTTTCAAATGTTCTGGACAATTTGCCTCGGCGGAAATCCATCGTGCCGAGTCAGATGGAAGTATGGGTTTTATCTTGAAGCAAGACTCTTCAAAGGTGATTCAAGGAGAATTTTCCTTGAAAAACTTGGGTTATTTCATTAAATGCACGAATCTATGTTCACAGATTGAATTGTATTTAGAGAATGATTTACCATTGGTTGTCAAATACAATGTCGCTAGTTTAGGAGAAATCAAGTTGTGCTTGAGTTCATTACCATCGTAAACAGTTTTATTTCATGGAAAAAAGTTAACATATATTGTATTTTTCTATCAATACAATATATAGAAATGTCAAAACCTATTATTAATAAAAATTTCAATAGTTATGCCAATTATTTAGGCGCGGCTAGGTGCTGTGAATTGCGGGGTGTTGGTCCAGTTGGACCTATAGGAGCACAGGGCGCCCAAGGTTCAATTGGTACAGGTTTACAAGGTGCTCAAGGCGAACAAGGATATACTGGAGCAACCGGCCCCATTGGGTACCAAGGACCAGTTGGGTCCAGTGGACTAGATAGTGGATTTGGTTATTATAGCATTATTAGTAACGATTATGGCTTGAATTCACCGATACCTATATTCATGACGAGTACAAATACCTTGGGCTATGGAAAGAAATACGCAATCAATGTCTCTATTTTTGTAAAATCAACAACGACAAATTTGAACAATTTAGGAGCAAATATCACATGCAACATACAACCAAACCCGTCGTCTTCTAGTTATTTATCTTCTCAAGTATTCGGAAATAGTGGAACAACTCCTTTGATAGCCCCACAAGTTTTTTCATTGTGTAATTCATTTACTTATAGTGGAAGTAATTATTTGTCATGCTCTTTCACGGATTATTTTCAATTTGACCAAGTCATACTTTCTCAAGTGCCTTTCTTGGTAAATCTTTACTTGAATGCTACGAGTGCATCATTACCTACTACATGGTTCGATCTAGACATATATGCATCGGCGACATTATTCCCAGTGAGTGTATAATTATTGTAATTGTATTTTCTTGTATTATTACAATATATAGATGAGTCATGTTTATAGAAATTATTTAGATTATTCCAACTATTTAAGCAACGCACCTTGTTGCCAAATTCGAGGACAAGGGGCCAAAGGTATTGATGGGGCTCAAGGAGCACAAGGGCCAATTGGTTTAGGAATTCAAGGGGCGCAAGGTCCTCAAGGAGCTCAAGGAGGACAAGGTCCACAAGGAGCCCAAGGCCCAGGCGGCACAAGTGGAGAATATAGTGGATTTGGAACTTCAACTCTTTATTATGGACTAGACATCAGCAGCAACTATGTTTTGAATGACCCTATTCCAATTCAAATGTATTCATTAAATACTCTAATCCCTGGAAATTACTATGCATTGAATATTTCTTTTGATATTATTTCAGCCGGACAACAAATAACGGGAAAAGGATCAAATTTAACATGCAATATTCAGCCAAATATATCTCAATCAGATTACTTGTTGCCCGCATTGTTTTCAAATGACGGACTTGGGACAATACCATCGATTTTCATGTTGTGTAATGAATTCAACCAGAATATTACAAGAACCACTACGTACAGCCTTACCACAAATGGAACCACCCAAATCACTTTTTTAGCTACACCCGGCAGTTCCTTTGTAATACCATCTGGAGCAATTATCAAAAACGGTGCAGTAACTATTGGAACATTATCTACTTATGTAACAACTAGTCAAAGCAGCTCTGTTACTGGAACTTTGACTGCGATTGCATCTGCCGGTTCTGTATCAAATTATTCATATACTTATACTCAATTCTATACAACATCTTCCATTTGTACTTATTTTGCTTTTGACGAAGCAATTACACCTTTTAATCCTTTTTTTGTGAATTTGTATCTAAATATGATAGATAACACTGTAACAACTCGTTTTCAAAACTTGACGGTAAAAACATCAGCCACGCTTTTTCCGGTTTCGGTATGATTTTCCAAGGTTTTATTCTATTTTGTTATATTTTTTGTATGCTCTAATAATAATAACATGGCATTTACCAGATTTCATGATGATCCTTGTAGAGTAGTGAAACAATTACAACAATCCACCGATGTTGGTAGATGGATATTGAATGTGCCTGGAAACGGAGACAAACCGCAATACATGGCTGACCCACAAATTCGAATTCAAGGTTGGGGTGCGAATTTAATGACCAATTGTATTAATTTAGAAAGTGAATTGAAAGGGGTGAATCGCCCATTGAACAAGGATTGTTTAGGCGTAGACAACTATACGAATGCGAAATATCAAGTGAATAGTCAACAAATTCAGTACCCAACAAATACAAGTATGTATACGGAAGAATCAAGAACAATCATGCCTGCATGGACGGCAAGAGATTTAGAGCAAGTCGACTGGTATACCTTACCATTGAATCCACAAGAGAATACATGCATGCCTTTTTCCAACAATCTCAGCACGAGAATTATCGAAAAGGATTATTTTGTTCAAAAGAACACTTGTTTATTGCCCATGAACAATTCTCCCCAGGACTATTTCCCTTTACCCGTAAATCACAAAAACGGGCAATCTGCAAATTGTTCATCAACCAACAGTTGTCAACAAGGATTTTAGTGGAAAGTATATAATTTATTTACTTTAATTATATTATATACTGTATAATAATGGAATTAGCATTACCTTTACTCGCATTAGGAGGATTTTATGTCATATCGAACCAAGAATCCACACAAACGAGCAACAACTCGTCTTCCCGAAAAGTGCGATTTAAAGAACAGGAAGGTTTTCAAAATGTAAAGTCCGTATACAATACGAATCAATTACCCAATGTGGACCCACCTGTGCAAAATTATCCCACCATCAACCATAAAGATCTTGTAGATACTGTAGCCAAATATGAAAACTCGAATAACGCGAGTAGTAAATATTTTGACCAAAACACTTATGAGAATTTGCAAGATGCAAGTGGAAAAAATGTGGGCAACACAATACAGCAAATGTATTCTCTCACCGGTAATTATGTAGATAAGAGCAATTTCAAGCACAACAACATGGTCCCTTTTTATGGAGGAAAAATCAAGGGGCAACTTTACGGAGCCAATATGGCTGAAACCATTCTAGACAATATGGTCGGGTCGGGTTCTCAAGTAATCAAGAAAATAGAACAAGCACCATTGTTCAAGCCACAAGAAAATATGCAGTGGGCAAATGGTGCACCAAACATGAGCGATTTTTATCAATCTCGCGTAAATCCCGGCATGAAAAGCAACAATGTAAAGCCATTTGATTCTGTCAATGTCGGTCCAGGATTGAACCAAGGATACACAACTACTGGAAGTGGCGGGTTCAACTCTGGAATGGAGGCGAGAAATGACTGGCTTCCAAAAACTGTTGATGAATTGCGTGTCGCTACCAATCCAAAATTGGAATATTCTCTTGAAAATCACGAAGGTCCTTCTTATTCAACTATTAAAAATGTTGGTATTTTAGGAAAAGTTGAAAAATTCCACCCTGATACTTTTTACATTCAAACTCAAGATCGTTGGTTGACGACGACTGGGCAAGAGAAGGGTCAAATGCTTCAACCCATCCAAGAAGTATACGACACTGCGCGTGTTCAAACAACAAGTGCGTATTCTGGTGTTGCTGGTGGTGAAAAAAATGCCACTTATGTTGCAAGTGCTTATGAACAACCTAAACGTGCGGAATTGTCTGCATGTGATGTTGGACACAGTACCGCCGCCAAACGTGGTCCTTCCGATGATAGTGAGCATTTCCAAAAAAGCCACACGAATCATCTTACAAAGCGTTCATTATCGAGACAACCCGACACTATGAGAAGTGGTTTTGGGAGAACGATTGGAGCAGTGATTGCACCGTTGATGGACGTCATCAAGCCAACCAGAAAAGAGGAATACTCGGCGAATGTCCGCATTTATGGAGACGCTAGTTCAAGAGTGTCTGATGGTTATACACCAATGAATCCAGTCGCAACAACTGTCAAGGAAACCACCATATATTCTCCCAACTCATATATTGGTAACCAAACAAACGCTGCTTATATTGTCAGCGAACAACAGGCGATTACAAACCAGCGTGATAGTACAAATTACGCAAGTGTTGGAAACCCAGGAGGAAACTCGTCCAAGTGGGGAGATGTAAATATGGAACAATACACGAACCAAATCAACAATGAATCCAAGGAAAAATCGGTGGTCAGTCGTTCCAACCACGGAAATACGCAAATATACAATCAAACCATGAATGTAAATGTTGCGAAAATCGATTGCGACAGAAACAACAATCGACTATGGGCTCCTACTATGATAGGTAATGGAACTGCTCCATTCCCTAAGGAAATGTATGGCGCCATTAGACAACCACAACAATACAATAGCGGAATTGAAGTGGAGAGAATTTCTGGAGACTTGTTACAAGCCTTCAAGAACAATCCATACACTCATAGCTTGACGGACTGTGTATAATTGAGTAGTAGTAGTAGGAAAAGTATAATTCAATCATTAGAAATGTGGATTGAATTATAAACCGACCTTGGCATTTATCCTGCATAAAATGTAGGTTTCAAACACCAGCAGTAGATGTATGAAGAAATGGTTCATTTTAGAGAATGGCCTTAGATGTGTAACCAAACAAAGCAAGAACAATACGAGTATGTTGCAACATATCAAATAAATATCTTCTAATTGATGCATGAGAAAAAAAGTGTCTAAAAAAATTGGAATTCCGGTGTGTAAATTTATAATAAATCCGTGATTGGTATTGTGATTGTTGTATGGAAATGGAATATTGTTTTGTTGTAATTCAAGTAAATATCTGCTTCTATGATACATGGAAGCTGAATGAATGAGTCCTGAAAAGTATAACAGTGGCAATCCGCTTTGAAAATTCTTCTTGATAAGAACATTTGTAACAACCGTGAAAAACGACCGAATACTAATCATGTTTGTATCGTGTATGTAATACCATATTCTTTTTGGGTCAACTGTGTTGAATTCATCACCTTCTTCAATAAGTGATTCATAGTTTGACTCGTGATAATAATACGATGTTACAGACAATGACCCTATACCCAATAAATCCAACAACACAATGTGATTTTCACTTTTGTTGTAAAAACTATAAGTCAAGAAAGCAGTGGCAAAAGAGGCAAAATAGGTATACTTTAATAAATATTCATTCCATATATATGTCTCATATTTTTCAAAAAATGTCTTGTATATTTTGTTTACAATAAGCAATAACCAATACAAATTCAGGGCAAAAAGTCCATATATTCCCGAATAAACATGAATATTTGCAAGAACATTGTATTTTGCATAATAAAAATGCCATTCATAAATGTTTGGGTTTAAAATAATATTATGAAAGTAATCATAAATACGCAGTTTGCAAAACAAACATATAAATATAATTGAATTCACCGCTTCGTTTATTTTAATGTATTGAATAATCATTTTGTTTAAGGAAAAGGAGGAGGAGTATTTCATAAGGAATCTTCTCAAATCTTTCAAATAGAAACCAGACGTATAAAAAATAGAAGATATTTCTGTTGCGATTAACTGTTTTGTAGTGAAATTATTATGTTCTGGAAGAACATTGTGATAATATTTAAATGTTAGTATTGCGACAATACATAAATGATGAAAAATAATATCAGGTTTTGCCACGAAAATATCAACCAAACTATGGACGAGTATCAACTTACAGAGATGGTCTAGGTCAAAATTATTTACAAGAGCATATAAACAATAAGAAGATAGTAAAATACTGGCAAGGTTCTTGCTACTCTGAAAATATTCATCACTATATTTTGTTTTTGAAAATAAATTAATCAACATTTTCGTTTTATAAAGAGTTATATTCCAATAAATATAATATGATGTAATCGTTTAAATTGTTTTGAAATATATTCAAAACTGAATTATATTGTTTTCGTTAAATAATATATAAAAAATACAAGAGATAGTATAACTAATACTAAAAACAATGTCAAAATCATTGTTAAAAATTCATGAAAATATTTTTGAAAAACTATTGTATTTTCATCATGTCAGAAAAATACCAAATATTATATTTCATGGTTCCTCTGGTTCAGGTAAACGAACAATTGTAAATGACTTTATCAATGTGGTATATGAAAATGACGCGGAAAAAATAAAATCATTTGTAATGTATGTAAATTGTGCGCATGGTAAAGGTATCAAGTTTATTCGAGAAGAGTTGAAGTTTTTCGCAAAAACTCACATTCATTCCAATGGCGGAAATAATTTCAAAAGTGTTATATTATTGAATGCCGATAAATTAACAATTGACGCACAATCCGCGCTGCGTAGATGTATTGAGTTATTCAATCATACCACCCGTTTTTTCATTATTGTAGAGGACAAATACAAATTATTGAAACCGATTTTATCGAGGTGTTGTGAATTCTACATACCACAACCATTGATAAACAAGAGAGAAAAGGGAGAAAAAGGAGAAAAGGGGGAAAAAGGAGAAAAGGGAGAAAAGGGAGAAAACGAAGATACTGCGAATTTGTATAGATACAATTTGAATGAAACCTTCAAAATGACCGATGTAAAAACACAACAAACCGAATGGTTGAAAAAGTATATTGATAAATGTATGTCAACAAAAGTAAAAGTAGATGATTTAATAGAAATATCTACTAAATTGTACGAAAAAGGGTATTCTGGCTTGGATTTGATGACGCTGTTGGAATCAAACTTTTTCAAAAATATTACGGAAAACAAACGATTCGAGTTTTTATTTCATTTAAGTAAAATCAAGAAAGAATTTAGGAACGAAAAAATATTCATGTTGTTTATTTTGAATCTTTTGTTTTTGAATCCAGAAGCTAGATTAGAAAACATTTCTTTTGTATAAGAATTCAGTCGTTGGTCTTTTGTTAGTTTAAATAATTATTTTATTAAATCAATAATAACATAATTATGGACGACTTTAATGTAAGTTCTCTTCACGAAAGCAAAAACGAGTGGGGATCCAGGTTGCTCACTATTCTAACTCCACACATGGTAGAAGGACTCAAATCAATTTTTGATGAAGCCTTCAAGTTATGCAAGGACAACAATGAACTTGACAAATATCTAATGACCTTTCAAAACTTCATCACCCGGATACCAAAATGGAATCCTGCCATTATTGAAACGGAGAGAAAAAGAATCATCGAAAAAAGTGGATGTGGTTATTTAGAAGACTTGATTACTTGTGTTCACATTATTCAATTGAAATTACTTACCGCGATGCGTGCAGGGCACAAACAAAAAAAAATAGACATTAGCATTCCAAAAATAGACGATTTCATACATAAAGCATACATAAATGTCGCCAGAAGGGTATACAAAAATGTATACTTGTTTGAGGTGGATGTTCCCGCCCTACAAAAACAAAAGAACTTTAGGGAGTTAGAAATGATTGTGCAAGAATCCATTTTGAACACGGTGAGAGAAAGTATCCCCGTGGAGACAATATTACAAGCTTATATGGATGAAACCGTAGAAGAAGATGTAGTAGAGGAAATTAAGGAGCAAATCATAGAGGACCCCAATCCTCCCGTGGCGCCCGTCCAAAAAGAAATTATTAGTGAGGAACCCGCCAAAATCACCGGTGAAAAAGAACCCGCGCCAGTTGAGACAAAAACACTCGAAACTACGCCAAGCATAAGTGTCGACACTTCTCGATTAGAAGGTGGGTTAAAATTTGACAATGTAGACTATGTTAGAGACGCAAACAACCGCGAAGAAATAGTCAATGCACCAAAAAGTATAGAGAGACTCGAAGAAATAAGTGCTTTTCGAAATGCGCAAAGAAAATTAGAAACGGATGATGATGACGATGACAATAGAAACAATGTTAAATTAAAAATCCACGACCAAAATGTCAATTTAGACAGTTTAGATGTCCACAACATTGATGCCACAGAGGTAAATATTATGCCAGACTTGTTGATTGACGACATTGAGGTTTTGGTCTAATTTTTGCGTAAAAGAGAAAATAAGAATATTCTAGATTATGATAAATGGATAACATATTCATCATTTCCGGTATTATTTCAATCATTTTTTTCATCGCCAAATTTATTGAAATGCGGTTCATTGACAAAGAAAATAAACCACTAAAGTTTTTAATTCGTGATTCTCTACTCGTTTATTTTAGTGTTGTCTGCGGTCATTTCATCATTGACCAATTAAAACCAGTGATTCGAGAAGGGGGAGCCTCGGCGGTTGTCAACCCCACTGTTTTTGTAGACAATCCTGGATTCTAAAAAAAAAATATAATGATATATAAAATGTCAACTTTTACGGACAACTACTTTGGACCTTTAGACAAAAGTAGCTGCGGCTACTTTTACTTTTTCTCTGTATTGGGTTTTATCTTTATGATATTAGCCATTCTCTCGGCTTTAATCTATGTGTTTACCAGTTATAAAAAAATTCATTATGGAATTTTGGTCAATTTAATTTTTGCATTCATCAGTTATTTCATGCTGTATTATTGTAATCGTGTATTGCATACAATTTGTATGAAAACACTATAAATAAATATTTCATAAATAAAAATAACCAACTCAGGTTATCTTTATTTTCACCTTCCTGACCAGACCTTTACAACAGGGACCGGTGGTCTCTTGTATTTTGACATGAAATTACGATGCTGTTGGTATGTATATCCCCAACCATATTCACCTCTTTTGTAGTGGTGTATGCTTCCAAAAAAAGAATGAAACAACTTTAATTGTGGACATTCAGCACAAAATAATAACCCGATGATTCTCTCTAGTCCACATCTATCCATCTTGTTTTTTACAACATGCACCATGTTTGAAATGTTGTATTTTCTCTGCAAAGTAGATAAAAAATCATGATTTATGTAGCAAATTCCACCAAAACAACCGTCCCAATAAGTATTCCCTATTTTAAGTCCCAAAACTTCATATTTGTTCGTTTCATACAAGTTTTTCATCAACTGGTAATTATTTGTCAAGGACCTCAATATTCTTGCAGTGTTTTCAATATTTTCATCTTTCCCGTATTCAAAATGCCATAACGGCATGACATTTATCTTCATCTGTTTAAATTTACCGAAATTTATTTTTCTTTTGATAAAAATACTATCATGAATAATGACCGCATTATCGAAATACTTGTTTTTCAAATAATAGTAAAACGGTAAAATTTCTCCGCTCTGTGGAAATTCAGAATCAACATATTCCGTGTTTTTGTATGGGAAGAACTCTTTTACAAACTCTTTTTTACTGTTGTCGTCAATGACAACTATTTTGATATCGGGAGAATATAATTTTCGTATCGACATAACCGCTTCATTCCAATAACTGTTGGTGAGTTCCGAATTTACATGTCGAAGAACAATGAATCCAAAAGACATTTTTATAACATAACAAAATAAAAATTACAATAAACTATATTGATTTCGATTTTTGTTGTGGATTTTCTAAATTATTTTATTTGTATCGCGTCAATGTTCAAAATACTCTCCCCCTTTGGAACCTTATTTTTTGCAACAACAAATGCGCTAAACTCTGGTCGGTCTAGTTGAAGCTGGGGAGTATGATTGTGAACGCAACGAGCAATCATTTTATACATTTTAAAATCAGGATACCGCTCTTGACCGTTGTTCTTGTATAAGATATTTATACCATTATCATCTAAACACCAGTCTACAATTATTTTCGCTACTGGGTTTTCTTCTATAACATTGCTCAATTCATCAAAATCTGGTACGACATAGTCGAATATCGAACACGCTAAACGACACAAATCAAAACTATAATTTGGTTCTAATCTGGGTTTATGTGGATTCAAAAAAGGTTCGGTGTTGTATTGCGTTGCGGCATCACCTCCGGTTTGAAAACTGTCGCTACAATATACCTTGCCGTTGAATTTATAAATAGATCTTCCAAAATCAATAATTTTAAACAGCCTTCCGTATGTGGGAACCCGATAGTATTTTTGTTTGTAGAAGTAGTACAAGTATTTTTCATTTGTTTCATTAAACATGACATTGTTTGTATGTAAATCATTGTGTGTGAATGAAAATGTCTCTTGATAAGTTATCAATATCATTATTATCTGCATCAACGCGGAAAGCCATTCTTCTTTTGAAAGCTCATTGTGCATAATAAGCTCGTCAAAAGTAGTTTCGCAATGTTCCATGCATATTACCTGAACTGGGAATTTATTGAAGGTAGCATGTATTTTTTCGTCTTCATAATCGTCTTCATCTTCGTCATCGTCTTCATTCTCATTGTCGTATTGTTCACCATCATCTTCATCGTCACAACATATGCTCGATTGTTCTAAGGAAGAATCACAATTGTTGGAAGTGTGTGATGTTCTCGAAGAACATGTCGACGAAGACCTCAAGGTGTTCAGCACAGTGTCGTTTTGTTCTCTCACTTCACTATGGGGTAGTTCAATGTTGAATTCTTTCATGTCGTCTAGCGTAAAATGTTTTTCTTCGATTTCTCCCACATCATGAGTTTCATTGTTTGACTCAAACACATCATCAAAGAGTGTGCCATCAATCGACTTGATTGAAATGTTTGACTTTTTACTGTTTGTGTAGTCTATCTTGATGGGAGGCAACTTGCGTTCTTCGTCACCGCAATATTCATTTTGGAACAAATAGGTATAATCCTCAACCTGAAACAGTTTGTTTTTGTTCTCTATGAAATATTTGGATTTGCACAAGTATTCCAAATCGTCAATGATGTCCACCGCGAAATTTTTCTTGATTGCTAAAAAAGAACCATAATATTCTACACCGTGTTTGAAATGATGCTCGTCGATAAGTGTATTCGAGAGAAAAGAAAAGAAACTGTCCACATATGCGGAATTATTTTCATTGGTGGCAATTTTGGGGTGCGATATTTCTGGAGAATTCAACTTTGGTAACTGGTAATACTGTGGTTCTCTCAAGTCAAACTTGCCTACTAGAAATTTAAAGGGGTCTATCAATGGCGCTAATTTGAAAAACACATTTTGTTTTCTAGCCGGCTGTTGGCTATCAATATTTTTCAAATCACACTTGTATAATTTTTTGTTGGTCGTCTTGTCAATAATTTCCTTTTTAATGTTGCTAATATACCAGGAGTGATTGAGGTTGATTGAGTTGTAGTTGGATTCATTCAAGAGAAATAATTTGTTGTAGATGGGAATGTAATTCTGCACTTCTTCCAAATCCAAAAACTTTTCTTGCTTAAAATTCGCAAATAAATCGGTGTTTTTCCTTTTTTCATAGTGAATTGTATCCATGGCGCTCATTACAAGAAGAATATAATAGTATCTAATATGTATTTTTCTCTCTTTTAAACTTATTTTGTTTTGGGGGTTTTGTGTATTTTTGTGTATTTTTGTATATTTTTGAGTATTTTGAGTATTTTTGAGTATTTTTGAGTATTTTGCGTATCATTTGTTTCTCTCTTTTTCTAAACCATCTTATATACATGACTTTAGAACTCAAAAAATTCGATATGAAAACCATTAGTTTCAAGCCAAATGAATCTAAAGGTCCGGTGGTTGTCTTGATTGGGAGAAGAGACACCGGTAAAAGTTTTTTAGTGCGTGATTTACTTTTTTATCATCAAGACATTCCTCTTGGAGTGGTTGTTGCCGGCACAGAAGAAGGAAACGGTTTCTATGGAAAATTAGTCCCAAAACTTTTTATTCACAACGAGTACAATACTGCCATCATTGAGAACATATTGAAAAGACAGAAAACTGTGTTGAGACAGATTAAGAAGGAAATGGAGACCTACAAGAGAAGTACTATTGACCCGAGGGCATTTGTTATTCTGGACGATTGTCTATACGACGCTACATGGTCTCGTGATAAAATGATGCGTTTATTATTCATGAATGGTCGTCATTGGAAGATTATGTTAATCATAACAATGCAATATCCGCTAGGAATACCACCCACTTTAAGAACAAACATCGACTTCGTCTTTATCCTGAGAGAACCTTACATTGCCAATCGAAAGCGTATCTACGAGAACTATGCCGGTATGTTTCCAACTTTCGAGTCCTTTTGTCAAGTCATGGACCAATGTACAGAAAATTACGAATGTCTCGTTATCAATAACAATGCGAAATCAAATAAGTTGCAGGATATCGTCGGTTGGTATAAGGCTGACTCTCACAATGATTTCAAACTAGGGTCAAAACAATTCTGGGAGATGTCCAAAGACATCAACTCTGACGAAGAAGACGAGAAATATGACCCAAATAATCAAAAGAAACGCGGCCAAGGCCCGAAAATTAATGTCAAGAAAACGAAATGGTAGTAAAATATTTGCTTCACTTTAAGGTTAAGCAAAACTTGCTCATCCAACTGGCAAAGCAAGATATTAATGTTTTTCTCCCGCAAGTTCGTGAACAAATATTGCTTTTTGCTCTTGCGATTTAAAGAGCAAAAAACCGTTGTCATTATTACTGACAGCACATGCAAAAGGGAGTCTATAGTATGCACTCCCTTTTATAGACAAAAAGGGTGTAAGTATTATTTACACCCTTTTATAAATAAAATTAATATTATACCTATAACTAAAACAACTTAAATAAAAAGGTAGTTATATACTATATAACACCCATAATGGAAGTAGTTAAGGCATTCAACTCAAATAATTTACATACTGAAATCGTTATTAAAGGCACCCATGATAATCCCTTATTTCGTGCGAGTGATATAGGAAATGTATTAGAAATATCAACTATTCGGTCTGTTATTCGTGATTTTAATGAAACCGAAAAGGTAGTGCATAGTATGCACACCCTTGGCGGAGAACAAGATGTTACATTTTTAACGGAAAAAGGTTTGTATAAAGTATTATTCAAATCAAGAAAACCAATCGCAGAAAAATTCCAAAATTGGGTTTGTGAAGTAATTACAGAAATCCGTTTGAATGGAAAATACGAACTTGAAAAACAACTTAGCGAACAAAAACAACAACTATCAATAAAAGAAAAAGAATTGGAAGAAAATAAAAAAATGTTGGAAGAAAGTGAAAAAATAACCAAATGTAACGAAATCCCAACGATTTATATTTTCAATATTGACACTACCAGGGATAAACCCGAATTGAAAATCGGCGTTACACATAATGTTTCCAAAAGAATCAAACCATATAAGCAAATAAGTAAACACGGTAAATTAGAATTTACTCATACTGTTGAAAACACAAACATAAAAACTGTGGAACATTGCATACATTCATTGTTATCATTTGCAAGGGTAAAGGATGAGGTTTTCCAAATAGATGTCGAAGAAGCAAAATTGATTGTATCAAATGTAATCAATCTATTTGATACTATTAGTATATCAAACAATTCAGGAAGAGTATTGAAATTGACCAAGTTGCTTGAAAAAACAAAACCAGAAGTAAAAATCTCAACCAGTGAAATTGAATGTCAAACCGATTTTGATGAGAATATCGTTGAAACAACGCCGTTATTATTTTATGACAATGATATCAAAAAAAATTTCAATAAATTTATTGATGAAAAATGTATGGTTAGAGATGATGTGGAGGTTTCAAGCAAAGATATTGAAGGACTCTATCGTTTGTGGAAGAAGGAGAAACCTAAAAAAGAAACATTTCACGCATTCAAGCACTATTTGACTACTCGTTTCAAACCATGCAGATTAGAAAAACAAGATAAAAATCATGTAGTTTATGGTTACAAAGGAGTTTCTTTGAAAAATATTGAATACAAAAAAAATAATATACAAAGCGACGCCCAAACATTTATTTTTCAAGTATGTAAATTTTCGCCTAGTGGAACCATATTGAATACAACTTTACTAGAAGAATATCAAAAATGGAAAAAAAGTGTCGACAAAAAAACAACAGAAGATGATGCGTTTGAAATAAAAAATTATTTGAAAGATTGTGAACATGTCATGTATACGACAGTTTGGACATCTGAAGGAAACGGACAAGGTTATTATGGTTTATGTTTGAAAAGTGAAGACTACAAATGTAAAAAAACATCATCTACTGGTAAGAAAGTATATAAAATACATTGCGAAACAAATGAAATCTTGGGTTCATGGGACACAATTGCCAAGGCCGCCCAATATGAAAATATTTCTTCTACAAAAATGAGTAATGCGGTGCGGTTAAAAAAATTATTCAACAACGACTATCTATATACAACAACCGTTACTCCATAGTATACTTTGCTTCATATGATTCACAGTAGTTCTTTTTCATTTTTGAGTAAATACTACCCAAAAATAAAAATTGATTTTAAAATAAAATTATAAGTGAATCACATACAGCATAAGATGAACCCACCACAAACAAAAAACCCTTTACTAGAAAAAAAGGAAGTTTCCGATGAAACTCCCAAGGTCAATCACCTTGAACTCATGAAAAAAATAGAAAAAGAAGGTGAAGCAAAACTGCTTCATGCATATGTTACTGGTGAAATTGTTGATATACCAACCAGTCCCGATGAATCTACCGCAGCAGCACAACATAATATAAATTGTTTAAATCATATTATGGAAACAGGCATTGAGGAATTCAAAGAAAAAACTGGAAGACCCATGACATACGCTGAAATGAGGTCAGTGTACGGATAATAATGGACAACTCAAGTCAAGATCCTTTAGTCTTTTTTCTTGGGTGCAAACGGTCCACTTACTAATTGACTTTGTCCATAATCGGACTTTCCAAGTACAATATTGTCTCCTTCAAATAATTCCTTGGTAATGTCGGCAGTGGAAATAGTATCTTGTTCTAATCCCTGTTGAGCAAAAGTCGCCTCTTGAGTATTCATGTTGTTTACACCTATCAAGTTTCCTTCTTCATCTATGGTCTGTGTTAATGAAGCACCCGTTTTTTCGGCTTTTTGAATGTTTTCTTCAATGGCCTTCTTCTTGGTTTCTTTGACTCGTTGTTCAAAGGCGTTTTTAGCATTTGCTTCGTTCTTTATCTTTTCTTGCATCAATTGATTTAATTCGTCTTCCATGTATTCAACACGACCCGTCTTGTATGCTTCTGGGTCCCACGGCATCCATAATCCAACTGGTCCCACAAATACATCATGATTTGGGTCTAACTCTCGCAACATTTTACAACGCAACTCGGCCTCCTCTAGAGTTGGATAGACACCGCGAACCTTTAGCCCTCTAGTAGAAGTCTGGAAGTTGTTTTTGATGTTGTATGCATTCTCTAGTTCCTCCTCATTTTGGTCCAAAAATGTCTTGTAATCGTCTTCCATAGAAGTCTTGATTAAATTCGAATGTTCTTCTTTAACGAACTCTTGATAATCCTTGGTCAAATCATCGAAAACCAACTTGTATTTGTATGAAACAAAGTTCAAGAATTGGACAAACTTTTCCATACTCTTTGAGAAATCCCACTTTTTAAGAAATTCTTCAAAAAAGAATATTTCTTTCTGTTTTAGAATTTTATCTGGAGAAACAAAAGAAATACATACGAATTTTTGTCCGGCTAAAGGCTTGTCTTCTTCCAACAAATCTACATATTTAGGATTTGGTAGTCCATCTTCTGTGTATTTTTTTTCAAAACCTGTTGTGCTGCTCATTTTTACATTTTATTTACGCGATTTTTTTAAGTTCATTTTTAACACAAGTATATTTAGACATTGATGTTTCCATGAAATATTTTTTCTTACTTTATACTATAGAATGTTAGATATTGCTGAACTTGTCCGTAGAATCATCAAGTATTTAGTAGAAGGTCTTATGGTCGCCATCGCCGCCTATGCTATTCCAAAGCGTTCTTTGAATCTAGAAGAGATTGGATGCATCGCTTTAACCGCTGCTGCCACCTTTAGTATTCTAGACACATACATTCCAGCAATGGGTGTAAGTACTCGAACTGGAGCAGGATTTGGAATCGGAGCAAATCTAGTTAATTTTCCTGGTGGGTTTTAGAGCATAAATGGTGTGATAATATATTGATTTTTTGACAACATAAGAAGTATGGTGTCAAACAACTAAAGAAAACGAAACACGACTCAAAAGAAAAATGACACGAAACAACCATTTTCATTTCGAGTTTTCAACAAGCTTTCCATTTTGGTAATAATTATAAGTAGGTAAATATACCGATTTGTCATTTTTACTGAAAATTTCAACTCTAGCATTTGGATAGTTTATTGATTCATTTATTGCACTTTCCTTTGACAACAATATCGCCATATCTTCCCATTCACATCCACAAACTACCACATAAACAAATTCCATTTATACTCTTGAATAGGAATCTTCTAAGTTGGTTTCCTTTTGTGTTTTTACGGAAATAAAAATTGAATACAAAAAGGATAATAAACGCAAATGACACAAGTAATACAAGAAACAAATCATGGAAAACATTCAAATTATACACAACGACTGTATGAAGGAATTGGAAAAAATGCCAGACAATTCGATTGATTGTGTAATAACCGACCCACCATATTTTATCGACAAATTGGACACAAAATGGTCTCCAACAGAAATCAAGAAAGATGTCAAAAACAGCCACATCAAACATCTTCCAAAAGGAATGAAGTTTGATAAGAGCCAAGTGAAAGAATTGTACGATTATTACTTGAAATTATCGACACTCTTGTTTCAAAAAATGAAACCAGGTGCATATTTCCTCTCGTTTTCGTCTCCTCGGTTATATCACGCAATCGCGATGAGTTGTGAAATCGCCGGATTTGAAATTCGCGACATGATTAACTGGAATTATACGCAGAGTATGCCGAAAGGAATGTCTATGAATCACATCATACAAAAAATGAATATTTCCGAGGAAGAAAAAACGCGGTTGTGTGAAGAGTATGCCGAGTTTAAAACACCACAAATTCGTTCTTGTTTTGAGCCAATTTGTGTCGCAATGAAACCTATCGGAAAATTGACCTTTATCAAAAATGAACTCCAGTTCAAAACCGGTTTGTTGGACTTTTCACAAAAAGTAGGCAGTGACGGAGATAGAGTTCCTGCAAATATTATTACAACGGAAGAATACAACGAGACCTATGATAAAAATTTCTTGGTAACAAAACCTGGAAAAAAGGAAAAGGGAGAACACAATACTCACATAACCGTAAAACCGGTAGCTCTTATGGAACATTTGGTTCAACTCTTTAGCAAAAAAAATGCGTTGGTAGTGGACCCGTTCCTAGGGAGTGGAACTACCGCGCTTGCCTGCAAGAATACAGGTCGTAGATGTATCGGAATTGAATTAAACAAAGAATATTATGATATTTCGATTGCCAGATGTAATGAATCAGACTAAGGATTCTTGTTCATCATCTGGAATGGAATTCAGAAATTGCTTCAATTCCAATAATTGTTTTTTTGTGTATGGGCATTTATTTTGTTGATGTAATTTTATAATTGTTTTTGGTGTAGGAATTTTTGTTAAAGTGTCAAGAAATATATAACAGTCGCGATATTTGGCTTGTATTGGTGGTTGAAGAACCAGATTTTCACTTGAATTGTCCTCTGATTCTGGATTTTTATGACCGAGTTGCCATTCCTGGTTCGGGACATTCACATAATTCTCGGCAATCGTTGATTTTATTTTTTCTATTTCGGCGTTTTTTTCTTCTTCTGTACCATTGAAGCGGAAATCTTTTCGCATTTTGTGTTTATTTGATAATTGATAGGGGTATACTATATAGTTTTTACCTCGCTCGCTACTGGTTTTAATACCCCACTGTTCATGTTTGTTGAATAGTTGAATACTGTCTTTTGTTTGAATGTTGAATTTTTTTACAAATTCATCACACACAGCTCTATCCCAATAAAACAGCGGATTCTCAAGCATTACGGAGAGTGCTCTACCGTTTCCGGTTGTTAATTTTGGAGGTACAAGACCATGTTGATTACAAAAGTCAATGAATTCCTTTGGATATTCGTTTGATGATTCGTGAATCTGTTCTAGATTTGCAATTGTTCGTCTTTGTTGTTCCATTTATGAAGCTTTCTATTATTTTGATTACATGTAACAAAGGTATTCTAAATAGAATCAATTTTTTTTCATAGAATCAATTTTTTTTCGAAGAATTTCGGCAAGATTTACACCGTCGCGATAAATTCCCAATCCAATTCCTGACAAATTTTTTTCCAAATAGTATCTTGGTCAATCAGCTTTTCACGGTCTTTCAACATCGGTATCTCCGCCAAATAATGGTGTTCTCCCAGCAACTCGAATAATTTGTACAAGACATAGTAGTAGTGGAGAAAGTTGACGCGATAGTCCGGACAATGTTTCGCGTAAGGATACTGTATTTCCATGAAAAAATTGCAAAGTGTTTCTTCCAGTTCTTGGGTTATCATCGGCGGTTTGATACCCAACTTGTCCTTGATGAAATTAATGTGTTCATAATACTTGTTGTATCCCAGTTTTTTCAACAACTCCTTCGTCTTGTAGTAATTCAACTTGTCCAAATCGATTCGTTCCTTTTTGATTTGTTGTTTCAATGTTTCAATCACTTCGGGAGAAATTTGAGTGGTCTCTTTACCTTGAAACTGCGATAGAATTTCCTTGAAGTGATTGATTTTCTTGTATGCGTAAAAACATACCTCTTTTGGCGGTTCCTTGTAGGAAGGTTTTTCATTCTCAATCAAGTATTTCACATTCACTGAACATTGATTACAAATGAGGACGCCTTCATCGTCCATGGGGATTAATTCTCCCTTGTAACAACTTTGACAAATGTCAGTAGGTCGCACAAAGGCATTCATATCCAAGAAAGATTCATCAATGTTGGACAAATATTTTTGAAATATATTGTTGTTTTTGTGCTCAATGACCTTTGTTTCATTGTCATTGATTTTGAAAAAAGCATTCAATATACGACTTTTGTTGTTTGTTGTACTTGTATTTTTTGTGGTTGTTGATGGTGCACCTTCTGATATGTTTTTCTTGTTTTCAAAGTAGTCGAAAATATACTTGGAATTGTCCAAAAAGTAATCGACTTTTTTAGACTTTAGTTGATTGATTGTGTTTTTTATTTCTTGAAGCCGGTCTTTAGTATCTAGCAATTGTTCAATCGTCATGGTAGGTTCTGCATCATTTTTTTTAAGTAATTCTTGTAATTCGGCCTTTTCCTTTTTCAACTTGGGTAGTTTGTCTTGTTCATCTTTAGTAAATTCATTGATGAACTCGTGATGTTTTCCGTCCAAGGTTGTTATATTCTTTTTGCTTACCTTTATTTTTTTATTTGTTTTAGGTTTAAAAGACGGCATAGATTGATTACTAGGAATAGTTGTTGTGATTTTTCTAAATATTTAATTTGAATATAGTTTAATTTTTAAAAACCTTTTCTGAAAAAAGAGAAAGAAACGACAAGGAATGTCAGAAATGAAATTGAAGGTTCATTTAGAAAATAAAAACGGACAAGATTTCGATATTCAAATTGATAATGAAAAATTTCAAAAAATGATGTTTTTGTACAATGCAATCAATGATGGGTGGACCATCAAAAAACGCAACAAATCCTATATTTTTACGAAAAATCACGAGGGAAAAAAACAGATACTCGAAGATTCTTACCTGCTATCATTCGTCAAGGAAAACTTGGATTTGTATAAATTGCTGACGTAACTACCAAATTAATTCATTTCAAAAAATGAATTAAATTAAAATCTGAAATTTTTTTTTCTTTAGGGATAGTATAATCATGGGAGGAGGTCTTATGCAACTAGTAGCCTACGGCGCTCAGGACGTATACCTTAAAAGCCTGTAGGGTAGAAAAACATCAGGGAATATCGAAAAAATAAGATATTCATAAAGCCTTTAGTGGATGCGCTCACAGAGAGTACCACGGATGTTAATTAGGGAAATCAAATGAACGATATTTGATTTGAAAACCCCTAGTGAGAAAATCAAACTGCTTGAAACCCCTAAAGCTTATTCTACTAAACAATTTTTGTGAAAAAATTGCGGCCAAGAAAAAAAACTTGGGTACAGTAAAAATGAATAAGATGAGATTCATAACATGGAATCGAAATGGGCAATGAGCATCCAAGCTTCTTTATAACTAAATTGACAACAATATAAATATAAAATGCATACTATGTATAATGGAAAATGAAATCGCGGAAAATGAAATGATAGAAAAAAAATGTAGTAAATGTGAAATTAATAAACCAATTGAAAAATTTAGAAAATACTGTGAAAAAAACTCATATGGTGCAACTTGTAAAAGTTGTTTGAATGAAATGGACAAAATAAGAAAAAAAAATACAAGACAAAAAAAATACGAAACACAGTTGGTGAAATGTGAAAAATGTAACGAAGAAAAACTTTTAAAACATTTTGCCAAACTGAAAAAATTTTACAAAAAAAAATTATGTCTATCTTGTTATCCAGAATTTCTAAAAGAACAAAAAACCGAATGGTGTAGAAATGAGAGTAAAACAAACATGAATTACAGAATAAAAAAATCTATCGCGGCCAGATTAAGAACTGTTTTAGTTAAAAATAACTCAACAATGAATTACATCGGTTGCAATATTCAATATTTGAGAGAATGGTTTGAATATAATTTCACGGAACAAATGAATTGGGAAAATTATGGTTCTTTTTGGTCAATTGACCACATTATACCAGTATGCAAATTTGATATGACGAATGAAGATGAAAAACTACGATGCTGGAACTGGTCAAATATGATGCCGGTAACAGTTGCATTTAACTCAACAAAAAAAAAAGTAGATATGAATCAAGTCAATTATATTATTGAAAAATTAGAAAAATTTAAAGAAGAAGGTTCAACGACTAAATGGTTTTCGAAAGAATTTATATTAAATTTAGAAACTGCTGAATTGAAAAATCAATTAATATGAATTCTTTTTAAGATATAGTCTAATCCTTATTGAAAGATAAGGTAGTGGAAATGTACAGGTAATCCACAAATCACTTTCTGGAAAGTGACATACAGACGTTACACAAACTTTTCGATTGAATCTATCGAACAAACATTCAACGGTCAAGCCGATTTCGGTCGCCGTGTTACATGCATAATCTCCAGAAACGGTGATTTAGCATACAGAACATATTTACAAGTTACATTACCTGAAATCAACCAATTAATGGGCAACTCTGCCACATTATCTTCCGGAGCATACAGTGTCTATGCTCGTTGGTTAGATTTCCCTGGAGAGCAATTAATCGCTCAAGTTGAAGTTGAAATTGGTGGACAAAGAATCGACCGTCAATACGGTGATTGGATGCACATCTGGAACCAACTTACCATGACTGCTGAACAACAACGCGGATACTTCAAGATGATTGGAAACACCACCCAATTAACTTTCATCACCGATCCTTCCTTCGCTGATGTTGACGGACCTTGTGACTCAACTGCTCCTCGTCAAGTATGCGCACCAAGAAATGCTCTTCCAGAAACCACTTTATATGTTCCATTACAATTCTGGTTTTGCGGAAACCCAGGTTTAGCATTACCTTTAATTGCCTTGAATACTGTAGGGCAGAAAAGCATCCAACCTAAAACAAGTGAGTTCTGTTTTAGGGAAAATTTGTTAGGGTCTCACAATAATACCCAGATGCTAGTCTCTTGTTATTGACTAACAAGAGGCAACAAGACCAAATTGCGGGAAGTTCTTAAAGACGCAAACAAAAAATTACTATATTTTGAAACTGATATAAATGCAATTAGTGGTAATATAATATATTCTACTTTGTACATGGAAAAAACGAAAATATGTTACAATTGTAAAATACCTCAAGAGTTATCAAATTTTGGATTATTGAAAAATTCTCCAGATAATCACAGATACGACTGTAAAAGTTGTAGGAAAGAATACCGTAGTAAAAATAAAAATCGAATAAAAGAAAAACAAAAAGAGTACTACAGTAAAAATAAATCTATTCTTTCTGAAAAAAACAAACAATACAGGGTTGAGCACAAAGAAGAAATTTTTATCCAAAGAAAAGAGTATAGAAATCGTGAAGATATAAAGAAACATATAAAAGCAAAAAACCGTGAATATTTACCAATTAGAAGTGAAAAAATTAAAGAAAAAAGAAAAACAGATTTAAATTTTAGAATCAGTCAAGTATTAAGAAGTAAAATACACAAAGTAATCCGTGGACAAAAAACAAGTTGTAGTAACTTGCTCGGATGTGATATGTTATTTTTAAAAAAATGGATTGAATTTAGATTTGACGATAAAATGAATTGGAATAATTTAGGAACTTATTGGGAAATTGACCACATATTACCAATAAATGCTTTTGACTTTATGATAGAAAATGAAAAAACAATATGTTTTCATTGGACAAATTTACAACCATTAACATGCATTGAAAATAGAAGAAAAACCGATAAAATAATGTATCATTATTACTTGAACAACATTGTAAATATAAATCGGTTTAATTCAAAATATAAAGATTTTTTAGGGTACCAAGTTTTGAACGAAAGTTTAAAATGGCTGAGAGATAAAGAACTCAGGTATGGTAAAAATCCCGCGTATGATGATAACAAACAGTTATCAGAAATAGATAATCCGCAGCCAAGCTCCTAAAGTCATTATGATTAGACAATGGAGAAGGTTCAACGACTAAATGGTTTTGGGTTCGAGAAGTTTAATCAACTTCTATGACAGCTTAAGATATAGTCTACTCCCTTAGAAACAAAAAATACACCGAAAGGTGGGGTAAATCGTGATGTACAGTATCACGAAGTTAAAATCAACTTAGATTTACGCCCAATTGATGAATGCTTATGGGCTGTAACTTCATTAAGTTGCAACACAACCGCCGGAAACACCAAGGCTGGACAATACACCGTTGGAACCCCAGTCACTGCAACAATTGCCTACAACCAATCATTAGTTGCAGCATCATTATATGTTGACTATGTCTTCTTAGACACTGATGAACGCAGAAGATTTGCACAAAATCCTCACGAATACTTAATCAATCAATTACAATTCACCGGTGATGAATCTGTTGGTTCATCATCCAACAAAATCAAGTTGAACTTCAACCACCCTGTAAAGGAATTAATCTGGGTTGTTCAACCTGATCAAAACGTGGATTACTGTTCCTCTTTGTTATGTGATGCAACCTTATTCAAGGTTTTAGGTGCTCAACCATTCAACTACACTGATGCCATCGATGCCTTACCAAATGCTATCCATGCATTCGGTGGACCAGCTGAAACAGCTGGAGCCAACGCATTCATTGATGCCCGTGGATTATTCCAAGATGCCGGAGCTCTTGATGCCTATGCTCCAGAAACATTCACTGGATACTGGCACGGAGGCAGTTACAACAACGCCTACAACGAACCAAACTTTGGAGGACCTGCTGTTCCAAACAACAGTACTGATGCAGCTCTTGCTTCTCTTGGATTATCCAGTACTGATTTTGGAACCGTTGACCACAACCAAGGTTCAACTGTATCCGATGCTGGAACATTCGTCTTATCTGAGACATCCTTAGATATGCACTGTTGGGGACAAAACCCAGTTGTTGTTGCCAAACTTCAACTTAACGGACAAGACCGCTTCTCTGAGCGTGAAGGTTCATACTTCTCTTGGGTTCAACCTTACCAATGCCACACCAGAAACCCTGATGAAGGTATTAACGTATACAGTTTCGCTCTTCGCCCTGAAGAACATCAACCTTCGGGCACATGCAACTTTTCAAGAATTGATAACGCCACACTGCAATTAGTGCTGTCAAACGCAACTGTTGAAGGAACAAGAACCGCTAAGGTCCGTGTTTATGCCACCAACTACAACGTTTTAAGAATTATGTCAGGAATGGGAGGTCTTGCTTACTCAAATTAAGAGCATATATCGTGTTATATTTTACTTTTTATTGAGGTAATTTAATACTATATTTATTTATAGTATTAAAAAATCTTGCTTTACCAATAGGGTGAGCAAGTTTTTTCTCTTGAACTCGCAATAGTAAAAATTGAAATTGTGCTGTCATTAGTAGTGACGCCACAAACGAAATGGTGTAAGCATTACTTACATCCATTATTATATAAAAATGTTTATTATACGAAAATAACTTAAATAAAAGGTTGTTATATACTATATAACACCCATTATGGAAGTAGTTAAGGCATTCAACACAAATAATTTACACACTGAAATTGTTATTAAGGGGTCCTATGATAAACCCTTATTTCGCGCGAGCGATATAGGAAATGTTTTAGAAATGGGTAATGTAAGAACATCAATTTCTAATTTTGATGATACAGAAAAGGTTGTCCATACTATGGACACCCTAGGTGGAAAACAAGATGTAACCTTTTTAACGGAAAAAGGTTTGTATAAAGTGTTATTCAAATCAAGAAAACCAATCGCAGAAAAATTCCAAAACTGGATTTGTCAAGTAATTACAGAAATCCGTTTGAATGGAAAATACGAATTAGAAAAACAACTCGAACAAGCAAAAAATGAAATTGTTCAAATCGAGGAAACAAATAAAAAAGAATTGGACGAAAAAGTTTTTCGAGAAAGGGAAAAAATGCTACTTCGTGAATATGGACATATTGGTTCGTTATTTTACATAATAAAAGTTAAAACTAACAGTGATGGAACGTATATCATCAAAGTTGGTGAGAGTCGCAGAGGTATTCAAAACAGATACAACGAACACAAAACAAAATATGACGAAGTATTGTTGTTGGATTGTTTTTTGGTAGATAAAAGCAAAGATTTCGAAAATTTCATATTGTCCCATGAAAACATCAAGTTCAACAAAGTTACTGATTTGTCAAACCATGAAAACGAAAATGAATTATTGTTGATTGGAAAAAATTTGACCTACAAAATGTTATTGCAAATCATCAACGCAAATGTAAAATCATTCAACAATAATGTTGAATATTTGCGGGTAGAAAATGAAACACTTCGACAAATCATCGCTTCATCAAATCAAAAACAAGAAGAATACAATCATAATACTATCATACAAGAGTTATTGAAGAATCAAAAAGAAATGTTTGCCACGATTCAAAGACTAGAAGCTTCGAACCAGAAAATATTAGAAAAATTGAATTCTTCGCAAACAAAAACGACCACGAATTTCAATCAACCGCTCGTAACATTGGGACCAAGACTTCAAAAAATAAATCCAGAAACATTAAAACTAATAAAGGTATACGAGAGTGTAGCTGAATGCATAAAAGAATCAAATTTTATCATGAAACGACCAAGTATTGATAAAGCAGTAAAAGAAAACATCATTTACAATGGATATAGATGGCTCTATGTTGACAGAGAAAAAGACTCAACTGTAGTTGAAAATATTCAGCCTACAAAAGTAACCAAAAGTCAAAGTCTAGGATACATTGCAAAGATAGATAAAGACAAAACTGAGATACTCAATGTGTATCTAGACAGGAAAACCGCATCTGTGATGAATGACTATCCATCACCAGCATCCTTGGACATTCCAGTAAAAAATGGAAATGTAACCAACGGAAACTACTATGTACTATATGACACTTGTCAAGAAGAACTAAAATCAAACTTTGAACAAAAATACGGCAGTCAGCCAATTCTTTACAAAAGTGGCGTAGGACAATTCGACCAAAACAACCAACTACTTATGGAATTTGTATGTAAATATGACTGTATAAAATCACTACAAATGAGCGATAAAACATTAACAAAAGCCTTGGATAAAAATATAACATATAACGGTAACTACTACAAAACAATCGGTCCTAAACTCTACTGTTAGAATTGTATGTTGCATTTCATTCAATGTAAACCATTATACATGGTTTACCTATTTCAATAAATATTTAGGTTGTATTTTTGAATTCTCCAATAATGTCAAACACACAAGTATATTTTTATATACATATATATATGTCAAGTTATGTTATCGAATCAAATCTCAAAGATATAATTGAATTAAAAAATCAAGAACCAAACATAATCAATGACAATTCTAGATTTGTCGTTGTAACGTATTGGTGGGGTAGAAATAATTTAAACCAAAATACGGCCAGGCCATGCGTTTCGTTTTTCGAAGATATTGTAAAAAGACTAGTGAAAATAAGTGAAAATGGAATAATTGTATTTTCGAAAAATTCTGATAATATTGAAGATATTTATAAAGTTTATAACACAGATTTTCCAAAGCTTATAGTTGGATTGAAAGATTTCAAAAAGTTAATTAATAAAATAACAAATGTTTATATTGGTATGATTTACGAGTTTTGTGAATTAAACCCTCGCGAACTCGATAAAGACACAAAAACGATACAATTTTTGGAAAACTTTAAAAATTTAGGTAAAACACCTGTAGATTATAAATTTGAAACTATAGACGAATTTAAAAGGAAATTTGAACAAATACTGAAACAAATAATAACAGTGATAAAACCAAGTATTTTCAAATTGTATGGTATTTTAATTGAATTAAAAAAAATCAAATCAACTACCTACAATATACAACAACTTACTACAGAAGAAAAACAAAATATAAAAAATAGAATCCATACATTAGAACAACAGAAAAAAAACATCGATATTGAAATAAAGAAAATATTAAATACAAATCAAGTGTATCCTGATTTAGATAATCATTTTCAAAATAAATCTATTTACAACATTTTAAACTTGACATTTCGTTTTCTTAACCCAATAACATATGATGACATGATAAATAAATGGGAGAATGAATGTAGAAAAACTAATTGTAATTATATGGCAATTGAGTATCCCGAATTTGCGAGACCTGGTGGGTATCAAATGGCTATTAATGCGAAACCTTTATTTATAAAAAAAGCATTAGAATTATGTGCGGGTCGTTCCGTTTTGTATATAGATGGTGACATGTTTGTTAGAAAATACCCATCCATTTTTGACATTCAAGATGTAGATTTTATGGCGCGCGGTTGGTGGATAGACCCTCGTTCAAGTTACAAAATGGACGAAAGTATTATGTATGACCCGTATACATTTGAAACATCTGGAGGCACTATGTTTTTCTCTCAATCTTTCGAATCTAAGATGTTGATAGATAAATGGATTGCAGAAAGTAGTAAAATTTATCAACAAGGAAAGGCAGATGACCGAATTATTTCGTTAATTTTTAATACCTATAAATTAGTTCTCTCTATGAAAGTGATTCAATTACCTATTGAGTATTTATGGTTGTCTTTAGATTATGATGAAAGATTACTCGACACATTGTATGATGACGATAGAGCACGAATGTTGAATAGTATTTTTATAGAACACCCAGAATGTTTGACTACTGAAGATACTGCTTCATCGCATGGTGCTTCAAGTGATAGAACCCCAAAATATTATAATTTTATACAAGACAATCTTGTACCAGTGAGTGAAGAACTACACGAACTTTTAAATTTTCCAAATGAAGAAATGGTGAATGCATTCAAAGATTATTATAACTACATGAACAACAAAACATATATTGACGATGGTAATCCCGAATTATACAATAGAGGATTTGTAAATCCAGAAAATCCTGCTGAAAATGAACAACCCCTCTATGTCATTTCATACAACGATAAATATGGAAATAAAATTGTATTCAAAGAAACAGATAATGAAACTGGAGAAATATTGAAATATAGCCGAAATGATATACATAATTTGAATATGCAGCGAGCAGAAAAAATCAGTTTGCAAAATTTGAACTTAAAAAATATAGAAGATAATTCGATAGAAGTCAATAATACAACTGTTGGAAAAAATGAATTCATACCGCTTATAATAAAACTATTAATGGAAAATAGAAATGTCATTTATAATCCCGAGAATATAGATGGATATAATGAAACCTATTTGAAAAATCTATTGTCAAACCCCATTTATAAAAAATTTGAATTTATTTTTGTTCCGGATGATAGTGAAAGTAAGAATTATAATGACTTTTATAAACCAAAAATACAACTGAATCAGCCTATAAAATTTTCACATTCAAATAAAGTATTGATTGAATATCTTTCCATGTATTTATCACTTGATGAATTTTCCGATTTTATTCATAATGGAAGTTATGAATTTATTTCCAGAATTCGTGTAGGATATTTGACAAAACCTTCTGTGAAAAAAAATATTGGCGGTGGTATTACTTACGGTGGTAATAATGAAGACCTTGACAAATATGTTGAAGGTTTGAATTTTATGTATGGAAATGTTGGAGGTTATCGAAAACCAAGAAAACCAAGAAAAACAAGAAAAATAAGAAGAACTAGAAAAAGAAACAAAAAGAATAGAAAAATAAGTAAAAAGAGATTTTATCGATGAACCATTAGACTATTTTTTTGGCTTGTGTAAATAGCGGGTTCCATTTTTTCGAACCATTTATAAATTTTTTTACAAATGGGTCAGTCTTTTTCACTGATGCGTCTATATGTTTTGCGTGTTCAAAATCAATTATCCATATTTTGTCTTTGTATTCAATGAAATTGTAGCCACTAATATCTGGGTATTCAACACCGTTATTATAGAGTGTTTTTATTGTTTTTCTTATTTCATCGAGTAAATGTTTTGGACATTTTGACGGTTTTTCACCATAGTTGAAAGCGATACTTTCATTTGGAATTCGTTGTGTTTGTAATATTTGGTTTTTTTCATCATAACTATAAATTTTTGGTATGTTTATAACATGGTCGGTATTCAAGTTACAAACATACAAGTACATCATGTATTCTTGTAAAGAAACATTTTTTTTGAAATAAAATTGGTGTTTATCTTCTCCTGCCATTAATTCACATTCGTTCATTTGTTTTTCATTCATTTTAATCGAGTAATTTGTCTGGTATATAGACCAACCGAATTTGGGTAAAATGTATTTCAATTTTTTTACCGTTAGAAAACAACGATGCTAGCTTTTCTCTCTCAATACTCAACTAACCTCTATCTATTTCCTAAACAGTTGTATTGTATATATTAAAATTAAATGTATCAGAAAGAACTTTTGCCGCAATTGTGCCAAGATAACTATTTCCAGCTTTATTCAATGGAGGAGATACAATACCGATTCCCATAATACCAGGAACAACTAACATTATCACACCACCAACACCACTTTTGGCAGGTAACCCGACTTCAGTCATCCATTTTTCCGATTCGGTATACATTCCATTTGTAAGCATATGTGTCAAAATATATTGAACTAATTGCCTATCGATTATGTGTTTTTTTGTAACTGGATTTGTTCCTTTCGCAGCTATTGTTGCAGCCATAATTGCGACATCTTTTGAAGTTACCATTAGCGAGCACATTTTAGTGTATGCCTGTACACAAGGAAGGACTTCTCCATAGAAACGATGATACCCTTTCAACAAATAAGCCAGTGCCATATTGTGGTCGTTTGAGGACATTTCTGAATTATACAAATGTTCATTGACTCTAAGCGGTCTCCCGGCAAAATCATTAATGTTGTCGTGAAGTTCCTTTTCAAATTTTTTTTGGTTTTTGTTATACATTAAACTTACGGTTGCCATTGCTCCCCCATTGTTAAATGAATTAATAGTGTGATTTGAAATTGTATCAGAGGCTACAATTGAATTGAAATCATACGAAGAAGAGTATGTTCCAATTTTATCCAAGAGTGTTTCAACTCCATATTTCTTGAGGGCAAGCGCTAGATTGAATACTTTTGAACAAGATTCTAAACCAACTTCTTTTTCAGAATCCCCATAGTTGTGTACTTCTCCATCCATTGTGCAAATAGATATCGCAAATATATTTGGATTCACATTAGCTAAATCAGGAATGTATTGTGCATTGATTCCTTTATTTTTTGTTTTCTTTAATCGTTTGAACAAATCATCTATCCCAGTCAAATTTACCATTACAAATATATGTATGTAGAGAAAATATTTTCAATTCTGAAACCGATATAATATAGGGTGTTTCATGTAGTATTGTTTACTCTATGAAACAAATTACGTGCGTCTGTTCTTTGATTTACGGCAAAAAGAACGTTTAGTTCCAGAAGCATATTTACATCCTAATGTACGCTTACAAACAGCCGTTCGTGTTATCTTTCGGCAAGTGGAATTCTTTACTCGTTTACGATAAAGACGAAGCTTCGCAGTTTTACTACGTGTTCTCATTATTTGTACATGTAAATATTTTTTCTAAATCTATTGAGGAAATATTCCATCATTCCAACAATTAACCGAGCAGAGAAATAATCATTAAATTATCTGCTTCTGTTCGTGTTATCATATACAAATAAAACACAAATACTCATGGTGTTTAAAACTTTTACACGTTTCTGTAAAAAGGCAAGAAAAAGGTGAATTTCAAGTTTGAAATCGGGAAGTCAAAAATGGACAAAAAAAATGTCCAAATTTTGAAAAACCCAGAATAAGACCCGAAAATACCTTCAAAATCTTCCCTTGTGACTGGAATGCTCACAACGCCAAAAAAATAATTTTCATTTTCGCTGCATAATTTTTCCGTTTTTTTTGATGAGCTTTTTTTTCGGGAATTTTTTGTTATCCATTTTTTGGGAAAAATGGATAATTTGGATAACAAAAATTACACAGATTTTTTGATTAAATAATTGTTATGTTATTCAGTTTGCAACACCTACGCAAAAATACATGTTTTGTTACTGAACCAAAAATGGATAATTTTTGGATAACCAATTTTTTAACCGAGAATATTCATCAAAAACCATAGTTGATACTGGAATGCTCATAATTCGAAAAAACTATTGTTAATTTTTGCTGCATATTTTTTCAGAAATTGACTAAAAAATCTTAAAATAATGTAATTTCGCACCGGGAATTCTAGAAATTACAACGAAACGAAAAATAATACAACTTTAAGATTTTTATATAAAGATATTGTATAAAATCAACCAATGCCAAAGACAGAAATAGACTATTCGAATACTATTATTTACAAGATTATATGCAAAGATGAATCTTGTAAAGAAATATATGTTGGACATACCACCAATTTTGTGCAAAGAAAACATTCTCATAAACAGTCGTGCACAAATAACAAGTGTGTCAATTACAATTCAAAATTGTACAATGTGATTCGAGAAAATGGGGGATGGGACAATTGGCAGATGGAAATTGTGCAGTTTCTGAATTGCGAAAATAGTTACGAAGCACGAAAAAAAGAGCAAGAATATTGTGAATTATTACATGCAACATTGAATTCTATTCAACCATTGCCCGTCCCACTCGCAAAAGAACCAGTAGAAAAAAAAGTACACAAAGTTTCAAATAATAAAGACAATATTCTTTTGGTTGATTCAAAAACCGAAAAATCAGATAGTAAAAATGAAAAAGCTACCAATAGTTTTTTTTGTAAAACTTGCGATTTTATTACGACTAGAAAAAGCCATTATGACAAACACATTTTAACACCAAAACATAAACAAAAAGTCAAAGATAACGAAAAAATATCAGCAGCAGCCGCGGCAGCACCAGTTAAAAATGGTATTTATAAATGTATTTGTGGCAAATCATACATGCATCTCTCGGGTTTATGTAAACACAAAAAAAAATGCGGCGATACAGTTGAACCTGTTCAACAAGAAGAAACGATTGATAACTTTGATTTCAAGAACATGTTTATCGAAATGATGAAGCAAAACGAAGAGTTCAAAAAGATTATGATTGAACAAAATACAAAAATGCTGGAACTAACCAACACTCAAACCATTACGAATAACACCAACACCATCAACAACAATAATACTATGAACAACAAGTTCAATTTGAATTTTTTCTTGAACGAAACTTGCAAAGACGCCATGAATATCCAGGAATTCATCGATTATGTCAAGGTTCAACATTCGGATTTTGAGAATTTTGGGAAATATGGTTATGTGGAGTCGATGACCCGAATCATTATGCGCAACTTGATGGAACTCGAGGTTCACCGTCGCCCGATTCACTGCACAGATATTAAACGTGAAGTTCTTTATGTCAAGGACAATGATGTCTGGATAAATGATTTCTCGAGGGAAAAGTTCATTCGAGCCATTAAATATATTGCCGCCAAAAATGTCAAGCAAATCCCTAGTTGGATGGACCACAACCCCGATTCTAAAAACACGCAAACCAAGTTGCATGACAAGTACATGCGAATGGTGTGTTATTCCATGGGAGGACGCGATGAGGCCGAGGACCAGGAATACTACAAGAAAATTATTCACAATGTTGCAAAAGAGGTGGTAATTGACAAAAAAATACATTCGTAAAACTATTTTTTGTATAGTACATAATAATATCATTTTCTTTAGCAAGCCAGAACCTGAAGCAATAGTCTCGATGATATGGAAGACCATGTTCACAGTAGTACGCTACGCTATTGAACCCAATAAATCCACAATGCCCCCCATGCACAAGAGGCGGCAAGCAACGCAGAAAAACAAAGTCTAGAAGAACGCGTTCCAAAAGAAGAGGTGGAAAAAAGTCTAGAAGAAGAGTTTAGAAATCTAATTGAGCTCTAGTCTAAGGTGTTGAAAACAACCGATTCATATTTGCCACTTCTGGTTTGTCTTCTTCTTCATAGAATATTTTCCGTATTTGTTCATCATCACGGAAACGGATCGAATAATTTTGTTGTATATTATTTCGACCGATTCGGCCCAAGGCCTGTATTGTTTTTTCTTGAGTAAGGGTCATATCTTTACTCAAGTAACCATGACAAAATTGGTAGTTTGTTCCGTAAATATAATCACTGGATGCAATTATCATGTAAAGACGCTGTTTTTCTGCCAGTTTCTTCATAATTTCCGTGTAGGCGATGCTTTTGTGGTTGGTGAAAACACCAATACCCATCAATAGAAGAATTTTCCAGGTGTCATCGACATCATTCAACATCATAATATCAACAATGGTAGTTTCATCAATGTCGCTGGTAAATGCGTTTTTTGTGCCAATATTTTCCGCCCATTTTTTCAAGTGAAGAGGTTTGTTTGGAATGAATGTTTCGTTCAATTCGGCAGGTTTTATCATAGAACGATACATTTCAATTTCAGCCAAGGTTTTATGGTAATCAACATCCTTTTCACCAATTTCCTTGTCCCTCACTTTTGGTTCACTTTTCATTTTCTTTGCTTCAAAACTTCCATCACTGACTTTCTCCTTCATGGTTCTTTTTTCCACGATTTCTTCCACTTTTTGCTCCAAAAGAACAATCTTTTCATTCAATGAATTATTGCAGTCTATTTTTTTCATAATATCTTCCATGACAATCGTCGGAATATTTGCTTGTTGAATGTAAAATTTTGCGATTTTTTCGATATCATTTGCCAAGAATATTGTAGGCCCGTCGGTTAGCGTATATGCATCTTTTGTGGAAATATAAATTGCACATTGTTCATCAGGGGTGTTTTGTGATGGTATAGAATCCGTGCAGTTTCGTAGAATTTGTTCACTTTTGGTCTTCATCAACGGTTTTCCAGCCATACTCGATAAGTCACTTCTACTACTCGTCTTGTTAGAATCTCCCGCGCCAACACTAGGAACTTTTCTAATTTGGTTTCCTTTTGTATCAATCTTGTTGTTGGGCATAATTCGTTTCATGCGATGGTAATTGAAATGCTGGTAAATTTTTAGCCATTCTTCGCTGTTTATTTTTTGAATAATTTTCAAATAATGAATTTTGATACTTTGCATGTCAACATCGTCCAAAGAAGCAAATTGACGCTCAATCTTTGAACTGCTAGGAACAAGGTTATTTTCCTCAACATAAATGATAAAATCCACGATTTCTTTCAAATCCATATATCGCAAAAGAGTCATATTTTTTTCACAATGAGAAACGCTGCTCAAGACTTCTTCAAAATTTTCACTTAGAAAGTGAGGTAGAACCACATATCCGTTTTTGTTAATAATGGGTATAGTCTTTTTACAGTCGTGGCTCACTATATTATGAACCATTGCGCCAGGGAATTTTTTCTTGAAATCCGCAATAGTTTCATTCAATTCGTGTAACTTAGGTAATGTTGCAGAAGATAATATCATGGTAGGTATTAGATTTTCACTCCAGTTTTTCTGGATGATTTCATGAAGTTCATGTTGTTCATAATCAAGTGTTATGGTTGGTTCATCCCAATAAACCACAATATTTTCTATAGGATTAAAGGCCTTCATATAATACATGGCAGGCAAGTAAGATTTCAAATCGCAAATCATAATTTCAACCTTGTCCCCAACGGAATTGTCTACTTTACCGATTCCACCAGATTTTTTATTTACAGTGTAATCTTTTGCCGCGAAATAATGTAGACGAATGTCGTCGGCACTAGCACAACCAAAGGCGAATGCAATTTTCTTGTTTACCGATATCGCTGCGCGGGCCAGAGCGAGCCCGACATGTCTAGCCGCGCATACAAATATCACGCGATTTTTTTCCGAAATTCCAATTGGCGACATCGTTTTTCCAGTGCCAGTTGGCGCAATGTAAAGAACAATTTTTGGAATAATTGGAATTGCCGAGGTGAGAGCTCGAATCATGGATTCATTTATTCTTGGTTCGATATCATTTCTCTCGGCATATTCGTTTTCTCGTTCCAATTCTTTTTCGAGTTGTTTGACCCTTTCTAGATTGTCTATTCTTTCTTGGAATTTTGGGTTTTGAGTAATGGTGAAAATTTGTTTTTGATGTTCGTATAGCTGCATGTCGCCATATTTTAAAATCACCTCATTTTTTTCAATTAAATCGACCGATTTTTTTACCATTTCTTTAACATCAATCAGATCATCAAATTCTTTCAAGACAACCCCAACAATTGACTCCATGTGTCGATTCAAATGATGAATAGATGATTTGGATATTTTATAAAGAGTAAAGTAGGCGTCCAGCCATAGTGCTTTTTTTTCAGTTTTTAGTTTAAGGATTTTTTCAATCCACTCCACAAGTAGATATTCGAATATGAATGAAGAATTTAATTTTTCTTTGCTGTTTTTTTCGAGTCGAATCATATCGGCTTTTTTTATAGTTGTGTTGGGTTTGATGGCGGCAGCAGCACTAGCAATGGAAGGAAATGAGTAATCTTTGGATAGTTGTTTGACGATATCACAAAAGTATTTCGTGAACAAATAGTCTTCCATGACTTCATTGTATTCAATCTTCAAATAGGACAACAATGACTGGTGTTTGTTGTATTTGATGTTTACATTGTGAAAGCCTTGAATAATCAAGGAGAGTACTTCTTTCTCTGGTTGAGATACTGGAATTTCAATGGTTTCCCATTCGGATTTTACAAGTTTTCGTTGATTCAAGTCCATCTTTTGAAAAAGGAGGGTTAATTTGTATTGTATAAATAACTTTAATTGGTATTTTTGATTTCAATTTTATTTAAGATTCAAAGAGGTCGAGTTTCTAGAAACCCGATTTTTCTCTCGATGAATAAAAATTGAAATCAAAAAATTATTTGACCGACAACAACAACAACAACAACAATAAAACAAACAAAATAACCATGGCATTAATAAATGATAATATACTTGTTTCATTGGAAGGAAATATTGGTTCAGGTAAAACGACGCTCCTGAAATATCTGGAAGAAACAAACCAAAACTCTAGAGTTATTTTCTTGAAAGAACCGGTGGAGGAATGGGAGAAAATCGTGGACAAAGAAGGAAACACTATGCTCAAAAAATTTTATGAAAATCAAGAAAAATATTCGTTTCCATTCCAGATGATGGCCTACATATCTCGATTGGCCAATTTGAAAAAAACAATGGAGCAAAATCACAATTGTATTATTATTTCCGAGCGGTCTCTCTATACAGACCGGTATGTATTTGCGAAGATGTTGTATGAATCTGGAAAAATAGAAGATGTGAATTATAAAATTTATTTAACCTGGTTTGATACTTTTGCGGATGATTATCCAGTCCAAAAGATTATCTATGTAAACACCGAACCTAACTTATGCCATGAAAGAATCAAGAAAAGGTCTAGAACTGGCGAAGACAGTATTCCGTTGGACTACTTAAATGAATGCCAAAAATATCATAAAGAAATGATGAGTATATTGAAAGAATCAAAGTTAATCATTGACGGAAATGTAGATATTTATGAAAACAAGGAAAAAATCAAGGAATGGAAAAATTCGATTTTGAATTTTGTTAGAATGTGAATAAAACAAATTTAGAAACAATTAGTGTTTTACAGTAATAGCCCTATTTTTTCCACTGAAATACATGATTCCATTTACGAAATCAAATACTACAGAATATGAACTCTATTTTGACGGTTGTTGTAAAGGCAACCCGGGTGTAGGAGGAGCCGGGGCGGTGATATATCACGACGGAAAAGAAATCTGGGGAAAATCATTGTATGTTGGTGAAAATACAACAAACAATATTGCGGAATATACTGGACTGATTTTTGGCTTAGATGCCGCCGTGGAGATGGGAATCAAAACACTCGTTGTAAAAGGTGATAGTCAATTGGTGATAAAACAAATGCGCGGAGAATACCAAGTAAAATCTGAGAACCTAGTTCCACTTTTTACCAAAGCGAAAAAGTTGGCTTCCCAAATTGACGAAATAAGTTTTGTACATGTTTACCGGAATGAAAACAAACGTGCGGATGAACTCTCCAATCACGGATTAGATATTATCTAATCAATTGAATTCTCCAACAATGCAATATTCAATCTTTGAACCGGTTTGTATTTCAAAATGTCTAATTGTTTGGTGGTTGTAGGAAATTCCTCAAAACCATAAATATCTTGCAGCAAAAGCCATTCAAACATTCCACCCATGTATAAAAAGACATTGGTGAATCCCAATCTCTGTAATTGATTGTATTTTTTGTAAATAGTTTCATCATTGGTGTTTCTACCGTAAACTACAATGCGAATCGTCGGATTTGTTTTCATGTATCGATTTATCAATGTTTCTTCTTGTTTTGGTGAAATGGTTCCAGTAATCAAACATCCTTGCTCCATCTCTGTAAGCGTATTCATCAACAAATAGAGTTCAGGGTTTTTACAAACAACTTGCACATCTTCGAAATTTATTTTTTGAATTCCTTGAAGAGATGATTGATTTCCCATGTATGTTTTTATGATTACATTTTAAACCTTTTTTGAAGAAAAAATCTAATTAAAGTTAACCACAATTTCGACCTTTTCCTTTTTAATGCTTTTTGTCGCCGAGATAGAAAGCTCTTCACGCTTCTTTCTAGTTTTGGTGTTTTCTCCTGAAACAGCTTCCTTTCTTTTCGAAGTGCTATTACGAGTGTTCATGTCCTTTTCAATAGTGTCATAATTTTGTTCAATATAATCAATGACTTTGTTTTCCAATGTCCACTTGAAGAAATTCAACTGGCCAATGGTAGTTTCAATACAGGTTCCGTCCTTGTATGGAACACTAATACGGTCCCATCTACAGAAAGGGTCGAACCTTTTCTTACTGTAGGCCTTTAATTTCAATTTGTAATCCACATAGACCTTGAATCTTCTTCCAGTTTCTTCAATTGTATAAAGGGTATAATATTTTTTGGCATAATTGGTCGCAAACCAATCAACAATACGCAATGATATTTTTGATTCGCCGGTAATTATTTTCAGCATCTTTGTCATGTTGTCATCTGTTTTGTAAAATGTCATTAAATTATTTAGAAGCAAATCATTTTGTGTTGTGCAATTTATCGCAGACATGTATTGTGTATTGTATGAGTTTTTCTTTTAAATCCTTATTTTCAAAATAACAATTTCAATTATGCAATTGTTTGGTAAAAATAACTGGAAAAGATGTAAAACACAATGTAGTAGTTCTTTAGAAAATGTTTTTCTAAAGAATCAAATCTATAAAAATTTGTTGTATACTTTGAATTTACTAAGGATATGCTGTTGAAAATGTAGTAAATTTAGTTTTGTGTATAAATTAACAATTATATTATTATGAAAGAATTATTTTATTATAGAATATTATAAACGATGAGCTACCCGACGCTGTACATTGCGAATCCATCGTTCGTGAGTTCTGTGTCACAGACATCAAGCGGTTTTTTGGTAACTGTTTCTTCTAGTGGAACAGCTTTTTTTACACAACCCTCAGGAAATGTAGTCACTTTTACACAATCCGCGAGTTCTGCTATTCCATACACTGTATCACCAGTTATTCCATTTGTAGAGGCAAATTATCCAAGTTATGAAAATTACAATGAAGCCGAAAATGAGGCTACCATAGCGGCGAATAATGCTTTATTCGACGCCATGTTGTCATTTTATTCCGTAAACTATTGTAATAGTGCACCAATAGAAAGTCTTAAATATTCTTACTATGAAATCAATTCAGTCTCTACGGGTGTTACAGGTGCAACTGGTAGTCAAGGTGCCACTGGGGCTACTGGTGCTAATGGAGCTCAAGGTTCTACTGGTGCTACTGGTGCTACTGGTGCAAAAGGTCCACAGGGTGACGCCGGTGGAGCAACTGGTACTCAAGGAGCCACTGGTACTCAAGGAGCCACAGGTGCTCAAGGATCTACAGGTGCTCAAGGAGCTACAGGTATTCAAGGAGCAACTGGTGTTCAAGGAGCAACTGGTGTTCAAGGAGCTACTGGTGCTCAAGGAGTTACAGGTAATCAAGGAGCCACAGGTGTTCAAGGAGCAACTGGTGTTCAAGGAGCTACTGGTGCTCAAGGAGTTACTGGTGCTCAAGGAGTTACAGGTAGTGGAGGAGCCATTGGTGCTACTGGTGTTCAAGGAGCTACTGGTGCTCAAGGAGCTACTGGTGCTCAAGGAGTTACTGGTAATCAAGGAGCCACAGGTGTTCAAGGAGCAACTGGTGTTCAAGGAGCTACTGGTGCTCAAGGAGCTACTGGTCTTCAAGGAGTAACTGGTCTTCAAGGAGCCACAGGTATTCAAGGAGCCACAGGTGCTCAAGGAGCCACTGGTCTTCAAGGAGCCACTGGTCTTCAAGGAGTAACTGGTCTTCAAGGAGTAACTGGTCTTCAAGGAGCCACAGGTCTTCAAGGAGCCACTGGTCTTCAGGGAGCCACTGGTGCCACTGGTGCCACTGGTGCAAGAGCGCCTGCAGCAACATATACATTGGTGGTTCCAAATACTAGTGCCGATGTTTCAATCCCAACTGTAGACTCTTTACACGCAACCGCACAGGATATTTTACATAACTATGCAGTAACAAATCAATCATACGATAATTTGTATTTCGATTTTAACTTTGCAGTGAACGGGGGAAGTAATCCAAACACCATTGGTTTAATGAATAGCGCAATTGTAATAGGAACCAGTACAGATACTACAGATATAACTTCAAGTGGAGGTTTATTACATTTTTTTAACTTTCCGTCGTTCGTCACTATTCCCGTAACTGGGGAGATATACGCAAATGGTGTATTGATGACTACTTTTACCGTAACAACCCCTTTTGCACCAGGAGAATACAGTATTATTGTTGACACTGGTTATGTTGCCTTTTATAAACAAGGCATTCAAATATACAGAACAGCCATTAGTCCACCTTATTCAGGCATTTCATACAGGACATACATGACATTACCTGATCAAGGTGATTTAATTAATAATATTAAGTTCGGGTATTTGAGTCCTGGTATTACTGGTGCTACAGGTGCCACTGGTGCCACTGGAGCCACTGGAGCCACTGGTGCTACTGGAGCCCAAGGAAGAACTGGAGCGACTGGAGCTACTGGTGCGACTGGTGCTACTGGAGCTACTGGTGCTACTGGTGCTACTGGTTCTACTGGTGCTCAAGGAGATACTGGTGCTACTGGTGCCACTGGAGCGACTGGAGCGACTGGATCCACTGGAGCGACTGGAGCCACTGGAGCTACTGGAGCCCAAGGTGACACTGGAGCCACTGGAGCCACTGGAGCTACTGGAAGAATAGGTGCCACTGGTGCTACTGGAGCCACTGGAGCTACTGGAGCCACAGGAGCCCAAGGTGCCACTGGTGCTACTGGTGATACTGGTGCTACTGGAGCTACTGGAGCCACTGGTGCAACAGGTGCTACTGGAGCCACCGGTGCTACTGGTGCTACTGGAGCCACTGGACGTCAAGGTGCCACTGGTGCCACTGGTGCTACTGGTGCCACTGGAGCCACTGGAGCCCAAGGTGACACTGGAGCCACTGGAGCCACTGGAGCCACTGGAAGAATAGGTGCCACTGGTGCTACTGGTGCTACTGGGTCTACTGGTGCAGCTGGTGCAGCATTATTTACATTACAATCAAAAACTGCATACATATCCCTACCAACTACAAACTCAGCGTTAGCAACTATTTCTGGCTCAGAAACAGATACATCAAATTCGAACTTTGTAATGACCGCCGATTCGTACAGTAATTTATTCTTCACATATAATTTCAGTGTCAACGCGTCAACAAGTGCAAATAATTATATTGGATTAACAGACACTTCATTTAATTCTATTTCAAATGTTAGTGTTGGAAGAACTAAATTGGTACATTATTTCAAGTTTGATAATAACAGTCCTACAAATACAGTATCAATTTATGCAAATAAAACATTATTGACTTCAACAACCGTTACTGATAGTAATTCTCCAGGATTTTTTTCGATTATGATTGACAACGGTATTGTTTATTTCTTGAAAGGAGGAGTCACTGTTGCTTCAACTTCAGTTACTTCAACCTACTCAAGCACATCATACTATGCATACATGGAATTAGTAACTGCCACTGATTATATTAACTACATCGCATTTGGATACTTGAGTGCAGGAATAACCGGACCAACTGGTTCTACTGGAGCGACTGGAGCCACTGGGGCCACTGGTGCCACTGGTGCAACTGGTGCGACTGGAGCCACTGGAGCCACTGGAGCCACTGGAGCCACTGGAGCCGCTGGTGCTACCGGAGCCACTGGAGCTACTGGAGCTACTGGAGCGCAAGGTGAGACAGTAGCAACTGGAGCAACTGGAGCAACTGGTTCGACTGGTTCAACCGGTTCTACTGGAGCCACTGGTGCAACTGGTTCAACAGGAGCGACTGGAGCTACTGGTGCACAAGGTGCCACTGGTGCCACTGGAGCCACTGGTGCAACTGGTTCAACTGGTGCCCAAGGTGCAACCGGCGCCACTGGTTCTAC